ATATTGAACAATGCTTTCATTGCATGGTTGGATTGTTATTCAAGGGAATTAAAGGCTAATGGAACTAACAATCTAATCATTAGTGTGTCTATGGAGAATTTACAATGTCCTGCTCCATGGAGACAGAAAACCGCAGACGGAAGATATGCAATGACCGGATGGGTTCCATCCACATTCTTTTATAGTCCATGCCATTCCGAACCGATCGCATATATGAAAAAAGTTAGTGAAGCCTGTTTGGATATTATAGTAGCCAATGGATTACCACCAATATTACAATTAGGAGAGGCTTGGTGGTGGTGGCAGGAATCAGATAAACCAAATCGTCCACCATGTTTTTATGATGATGCTACAAAGGCAAAATATTTATCTGAATTCAGTGAACATCTTCCACAATACAATTCATCAAAACAAGAATATAGTAAGCCAGTAATTCGTTGGTTAAATAAACAACTCGTTGATTACTCAAAACAATTAAGAAGTGTTGTAAAGGGTTCAAAATACACAGATGGTATTTATATGGCTTTGTTTTTCCCACCGTCTGTTACTGATACGGATAGAGTCCCACCAATGATGAGGGAAGCCAATTATATCAAAGATGCATATTCACCAACACAATTGGATATTTTGCAAATAGAAGATTATGATTGGGTCATTGAAGATAGCAAACATCATGAAGAGGCATATAGTCTTGGTCAGGAATTAGGATTCACTGTAGACAGATTACACTATTATGGTGGATTTGTACAATATCCTGAAGACAAAATTGAATATTGGATTTTGATTAAAAAGGCAATGGATTCTGCGATATTTAGGAATTTTGCAGAAGTATATGTCTGGGCAGGTTCTCAAGTCCGTAGAGATTGGAAAATGTTAGGTTATGATGCATATGAACTCGTACAGGGATTAATGCATACCTAACATTATTTTTTTTATTTTCTTATGTAATATATTTTTGACATAATGTTTATATACTCTAATTCATAGATATATATTCAACAAACTCATATAACTGCTTTTTTTGCCGAATACAGATATTGTATTTGAACGGAAAGGTAGATATATATTGTGTTTTCGTAATACTTTTGAGAGAATTGGTAATATATTAGTTACCAAATGCTCTCCGAAATTATTTATATAGAAAAGATTACAGAGGATATACTATGTCAAAAAAAAGTCTTACATATATGGAGGAGTATTACAGTGACCAAACTCAAAAATGCTACAATGGTACTGTAAAAAAGTATGAAAAATTTCATGGGATGACGATGGACGAATTGATCACCGAGGCAATTCAGGAACAAAGAGAAAGAGTTCCAGAGGATATGCTCAAAATATATGATAGGTTGATTGAGTTCAGAGATGAACTCTGCAGAACTATGAAATACAATTCAGTAATGAGTAATTTCAGTAGAATCTGTAAAATCTACAGGATGAATAGGGTTAGAATCCCTATTTTACCACCTGTCAACAAAAAGAGGGTCAAATCCTCAACACCGATTGAATATGAGGATATTTTAACCAAACAAGAAATCCGTATGATTCTGGATTATATGAATCCAGAAGAACGGATTCGTGCAATGTGCATGACCACTGGCGGTTTTGCTACACAAGAGGCCGACAACCTCACGAGAGAACAATTCTATCTTGATTTGTATCCATATCATCAATCAAACGATTACAACGAAGCAATGGACATCTTGTCTAAAAGAGATGATATAATTTGGATAACCAGATTGTATCGTCAGAAAACAGGTAAACCATATTACGGGCTTGTCAACCCAGAGACGGTGCAAGCGATCGCCCAAGTAAGGAGAAACGATGAAGAACCTACAGGAAAACTTTTTGATGTGCATATGAAAACATTTTCTAAAAAATGCAGAGACATCAATCAAATTCTTGGATTAGGTTATATTGATGGGAGAGGCAGACTCACGACTCATAGTTTCAGGAGATTTCATGCAACCCATATTAGAGGTGTTTCTCTTTCATACGAGGAACAGTTAAAAGTCTCTGAAGTTGATGAACTTCAGGGAAGGGGAAAGACAAGGACACAGGAAGCCTATATGAAAACAAATAGGCTTCATCAAAAATTAATCTATGCGAAGGCTATGAACAATGTCAGTCTCTTCAATCAGTACGAGTATGAAATTATTGATGATGATGTTGTTGTACATAGAGTTGATACAAAGAAAAAGATGAAACATCTTCAGGATGAAAATGAAAAATTAAAAAGAAGTGTGAAATATAGCAATGATGTTTCTCCAGAATTGTCAAATTTGATAAAAGACATGGGAAAAGACAGATTTATCGAGCAACTATCTAATATAATGGATGGTTTGTAGGTTAAAATAAGAATAATGAAAGGGTTCTTTAAGTAAATTAAATACCCTTTCAACTTTGCTTTTTTTGTATGGTTTACCCTATATGTAACTGTTAATATAGGGCATTTTCTTCAATCTTTTTTTCGCTCAAATTGAGAAATTAATTCATTTATGTAATCCCGAGCCTTTTTCAAATCCTCGACACCACCTTTTTGCTCATAACGATAGACATATTTGATGATGTTGCCTTTACAAAAACCTTTGAACTCATCATCGCTCAAAAGACCTTGGCGATAAGCGGTCAAGGGATCAAATTCTGTAGTGTTGTAATGCTCATTCATAACTTGTCTCTCAATTGTCTTTTGTTGATGATTGCAATATTATCTCCCATCATATCTCGTGTTGTCTGATAGACACAAATATATCCGATAGGGACATTTAAAGCATCACTTACTTTTTTCGCCAAATGATGTTCTTTATCTTCGAATCGAACAAAAATTGTTTCGTTTTTATTGTTCACCTCAAGATACTCAATTTCACCTATCTCACGAAGTTTTTCTTCAATTTCATCATATGATGCTTCCAAAACATTGAAATCTTTTTTGATTACTTTTCTAATGAAAATATAATCATTACCTTCTTGAATCAAGAAATCCTTCTTACTAAAGTTACAGTCAATACAATCTTCAATTTTTTCTCTGACCTCATTCATCATAATCACATCCTTCAATAAATATTTGTTTTGTTGTTTTTTCAGTGTCTCCATTTTCACAAATGTATGAAATGCAAATGTCTTCACTGGTTGTCAGTGAAACATCTGCATCCGGATTATATCCTTGTAATATTTCAATCAACTTTGAATTCTTCATCTAATTGCCTCAACCAATATTCTTCTTCTTTTGATAATTCTCCAATATCTCTTTTTAATTTATGCTTATCTCTTTCGCTCTTGCAGGTAGCCATCACTTGCCTATAAATTGCTTTTTTTCTCTGAATCGCACCAAGTATTTGATTTGCTTCATTCATACATATCCTTCCAATCATTTTCGACTAATTCGTCTCTTCTTCTAATTGCATCTTCAAGTGTATCAAAATAACCGTACCGTTGAATTGATTTATTCACTGTTCTTTGTACAGTGTAATATAAAACATCACCTCTCCATTGTTTTGTGATGTATTTGAGGTTATTCTTCTTTTTGATTTTGTATAACTCATAATTGGGGATGTTCATATCATAATATTTGTTCGGTTTTTCATCACGAGAGAGCATTTCTCCTATATCCCAATTTGCTTCAACAAGCAAATCCCGATCATGAAGAGCATCCTCAATTTTATCGTAAGTTCCCCAGATATTCTTATTCCTTATGACATATTTGTCTCCTCTTTTGTAGATGTGTTTGAACAATCCCATATGAATTCTCCTGCTCCAATCAAAGTTGCATTTCCATTTCCTATTCTAATAAAAATTGGAAAATTCTCAAATTGTTGTATCTCTTCAGGAGACAGGATTTCTTCAACAGTAACAATCAAATGATTACCAATCCATTCTTCAAGAGACATAACATCATATTTCCAATAACTCATGTATTTTGATAATTCATTTGCTATTCCAAGCCAGAAATGTGGTGGAATTGCAGAGATCTCTGCACCAGTAAATGATACATACAATCCTGCAATCAGTGTAGCAAATGTTGATTCATCAATCTCTATTTGAACCATTCTTCCTCCTTTTAATGAAATACTCACAAATTGGACTATTTCGTCTCATTTCACCTTTTAATCTTTCACAATACATTTCATTATTAAGATAATCACATTTTCCACAATTATTAACCATGATTTCACCTACTGTTTGCTCCAATTCCACCAATGATAGAATTAATCACTAAAAATAGTATTATACTTACTGCCCACCAAGTTAAACCAGTTAATCCAAGAGCAGTAGCGATATAAGTCGCTACAACCCAGACCAAGAATAATACTATGAGTAATAGTATTCCAATTCCCACAATTACTGTTAATGCTAATTCTCCGCTCATATCATAACACCATATCCCTATATTTTTTCTCATACTCTTCCAATTCATCAGAAATGTCCTGATATTCTATTTTTTTATCTGAAAAAAATCTTTTAGATTGTATGTAACTTATAACATCATATAAATCTCCTAAATATCCATATGCACTATAAATATCAATCTCTTCACACATATTGTCGATGCAGAGATAAATTTCCAAGTCATCGCAGAGATAAGACAATAATTCAAGCACTTGTGCATTGTTTGTACTAATACTGAATGTATTTTCCTGTGCAATATTAAATGCAAGATTAAATGCTTGTAAAGGAGTTAAAAAAGCAAATGTGTCTTCTATTTCTCCAATAAACACGATTTGCCCATCAACTGGAATCTTCTTCAATTCTTCCTTGATTGCATCTCTCTTGATGATTAAAGACTTATAAGTCTCATAAGGCATTCTCTTTTCGCACAACTGGTTATTGATATCAATCAAACATCTTTTTAATTTTTTATATTGACTCATGTAAATTTCTCCTTGTATTTTTAAAAATCCACACCTTGCTTATCGGACAGACTCTGTCTATTCTGCACTTGCTATTCATATGTACCCACCGAAGACTATCTTTTCTGCTCATATGATCGTTCGGAATGAGCAACAGATGAAACAATCTCTGTTTGTAGATACCAGTTCTTATTTTATATGATATTTTCACTTCTTATCCCTCTTTTTATGAACAAAACCATTCCAACCGACCAATGGTGAGTATTCAAGGTATGTTTCGTATCCCTCTTCTTCTAATACTTCAAATACTTCTTTTAACTGATTTTTCAGAGAGTTATGCTCATCTTGTAAATTTTTTAGTGAAGTTTTATAAGATTCGCATTCTGATTTATATTCCTCTTCCTTTCTTTTCTGTTGTATTCTATCCCACTTGGCTTCAAATAATTCTTCTTTTCTTTTTTCAGTAGTGTAATAATCCCCAATCAAACATCCCACAATAAAACATACCATTGCACAAACAATTTCATAAAATTCTATCATTGTTCTTCCACCCAGTCATCACAGGTTTCATCTTCATAAACCCATTTCTCATGTTTTTCACAGTATAAATCCCAATATTGGACTCCATCGACTTCTCCATCATCGTATGGGTACATATGTTTGCAGTTACTACAAGTTCTCTGATTCAATTACTCCACTTCCTCGCCAGTTCTTTATCATTGAACTCGGAATATTCTTTGCAAGTCTGATATTTCTCGGACACATCATCTTCAAAGAATTTCAAGCAGTAGTCTTTTTTTCCATTGTAGTTTTCGCATTTAGAATGTATATTATCCATAGATAACATCTCCAATTGTTTTAAATAGTCTTTGAATCAAATAAAATGCAAAAATAATTACACTTAACATCAACATCAACATTCCATCTTTTATTTCTTCTGTTCTTGTCATTTTATCAAATCCTTTTCTTTTAATTTATTGTAAATCGCATTTGTATAAAGTCTTGTACCATCAAAACAACAATGTTCTTCGTGTAATGCTTGTTCGATTGTGTCTTTAATTTCTTTTTCTTTTTCTTTTTCGGATTGTTCTTCTTCAAAATCTATAAATGCTCGTGAATAATGACAAATTTCTTGATTGTCATTATCATCTATTTTCCAAACACCATAACGATGACTCTTTTTCTTAAACCATTCTTTGAACTCTTCATATTTGTCGGTCATTTTATCAAATCCTTTTCTTTTAAAGCATTGTAGATTTTGTCTGTTACTTCATCAGAACAATATATATCTATATCTGCACTTGTTTTGTATTTTGGAACTTTTTTTAATGGAGTTCTTACAATTATTTCAGTTATTATTTTTTTGATTTCGTTTTCTTTTTCTTTTTTGGCACATTGTTCTTCAAAATCGTTAAATATTCCACCCCATCTTGATGGGTTTGGAAAATACTTTTCTCTAACAAATTCTTTGAACTCTTCGTACTTATCACTCATTCCACATCACCCATAACAACAACTTCCGTATTTCCGTCTCTTTTAGCATGAAATACTGCCATCCCTATCGCTTCATACTTTGTTCTGCACTTTGCTAATGTTCTTGATGAATGAAGTTTTTTTAAAATCCATTTGTCATCTTGTTTAAAAACATGAATTTGGTTTTTACTCATTCATATCACCTTTTTTAATAATTCAATTGCTTTCTTCGTGCCTTTTGCGATATAATAAGCATCTTTATTATCCAATTCTATTAATTCGACATAAGCATTAATATCATGTTCTGTTGCTTTATCAGAGAATACATCTACATCTACACACAATATTCCATATACTTCTTTAATTGTTTGTTTTAGTTCTGATATTTCTTTATCTTGCTCATTTAACCGATTTAACATATCATCTTCGGTTAATCCTTTATCATCATTTGTTGTATCAATGCAATAATAGTAATCAATACTTGATACCAATCGTTTATACCGTTTTTCAGTCATTCAATCACACCCATCAAATTCCCAGTATTCACAACAATTTGCACCATTTTTTATTTCTTTTTTTAATTGACAATAACAAGTCAAAATAATATAATATTTACAATTATCACAATATTTTTCAATCATTCCACATCACCATTTATTACTGCTTCTACTGCTTTAACTAATTGATTATATAACTCCCAGTCATCTGAATAAATCCTAACAGAACATTTTTCTCGATAATATTTCTCTTTCTTTAATTCTGCTTGATATTTCCAAGTCATTCCACATCATCACCATATCTTTTTTCTTCATCTTCAATTTCTAATGCTTGATACCCACATTCAAGACATAAAGTACAACAATGTCCTGATTGCAAAACACAGTATGTTATTTCATCACTCATTATTAATCACCTTTTGGATAATCGTTAAACTTTACTCTCTTCAAATATTCTAATGCTTTTTTATCTCCACATTCCCAGTTATCGCACAGTCCTTCATGGACTAAATAGTAAGACAACAATAAATGTGGTCTTAAAACCATATTAAGACAATGTGGTCTAAAACCATGTTCGATTTCTTTTTGATGTAGCAAACAATAACCCTTTATACTGTTTACATCATCATATTTGAAATAAACACAATGTAAATGTCTATCAGTCATCTGAATCACCAAATAATCTTTTATTTTTTTCTTTAATCTTGTTTTAATTCTTTAATTGTTTTATCTTGCTCATTTAATAAATCACAAACAGTATCCGCTTCTATATAATAATTATACACATAATCCCAGTATTTATCACTTGCAGATTGCAAAATAGCATCTTCATACTCTTCAACATCAATATTATCTTTTTTTGCATTTTCAAATTCTTTTTTTTCAAAATCTTCTAATGTTTTATAGTCTTCACTTTTTGTGTCTAAAAAATAAACATACTCATCATCAGTTACACTAATATATCTTTCAGTCATTCATATCCCCTTCTTTTTCTAATTCTTTTACCCTTTCTCGGATTTTTTCATCGTGTCTGTATGGTATAATTGAGTTTAAACTTTCATCTTCGCTTACAATTACACATATCTTTGTGTTTTTTAATTCTATTTCCCAACCAAACATTGTTTCGCCAGTAGGGTTATCTTTGATGTTGTTTATGGCTTTTTTTACCAAATATCCCATATTATCATATATTCTATTCCAATTTTCGTAATTATCTTCTATTTCTTTCATCGACTATTCCTCCCGATCCTCGTGAAGTCCTCACAAGCATTCTGTAATGGTGTTATTGTATTTCCAGTTATTTTACATCTTGGGGAAGTGTATACACCACCATAAATTGTATAATGTGGCACATATAAATCTGCATTTGCACAGTCTTGACATTTACAGTATAAGATTTTGAGCATACGAATTTCTTTTCGCAACTCAATAAGTTCCTTGTCTTTTTCAGTCATCTGAATCCTCCATTAATTCATCATCTAATTCTTTTATCCAACCACAATCTATCATAACTTGATAAATTGCACTCCAATCAATGAACAATGGTTTTTCAGTCATTCTATCACTTTTTCTAATGTATAAACTTCACAATAAGTTTCAACATCTAACCAATCATCTAAATACCACATATCCTCCGAATCCGTAAACCATCCAATCACACAACCATTTTCTTTACTAACCAACTTGTATAATTTCTTTTCAGTCATTCCACATCACCGAATAATCCTTTATTTTCCAATTCAGAATATATTACATCCACATTCTCATCCATATCCATATACAATCCATCATTATCTTCATAAATTTTGTCCAATGCTTTTTTAATGGTTTTCTTTTCAATATATCCTTTTTCTAATTTTTCAACACTATAATCATACAACACCACTTTTGTAGTTTTTCCATGTATATATCCATGTCGATTTTCACAAGTAACTTCAAATACCTTCCCTTTAAATAATGCTCCATTCTCAACAACTTCAATACATCCTTTTTCAGGATTCATATCAATTATCCTAACAGAACTGCCCTCTATCGTAATCATTCAACATCACCAATTTTTTCTAATTTCAATTTGTATTTATTTTGCCCCATAACTCCTTTACATTCATTTTCCCAATCTTCAATTGCTTTAAATAATCTCTCATAAGCAGAATTTAACTGTTCATTCGCAAATCGCAATCTTACATCTTTTTCATCATCAGGACACCATTCACTTCTCACTTTATCTTTTTCGCATAATAATTTGAAAAATGCTTCACAAAAATTTGTACAAGCATAATACAATCGCTCTTCACTATAACTCATTCTACTTCACCACCGAACACTTTTTTTACTCTTAAATTTCCGTCTTAACTTGTACATCTTTGTCATTCTAATTTTAATTAAAGTTCCAAAACCTCTCTTCCGAAGATATTTCCCAACTGAATTTTCTAAATTCATATGTTTACCCATAAAAGGAGTTGCCCTTTCATTTCGCTTTATATTATATCTCCAATCAGTGTAAAAATGCTTTACATTCATTCAGAATCATCTTCTAATTAAATTATCAGTTCCGACCAGACCATATATGGCTCAACAAACTCAATCATATCATTATAATCCGTAAAAATTGCTAATAACTTGTTTTCATCATCCTTAACAATGTAAAATGTTTTTTCACTCATTTAGAATCACCTCATATCTACCAACCAATCTTTACAGTTCTCTTTTCTTTTTTTCAAAGATTTTCCTTTGCAATATTCATTTTCTCCATCGCTTTCTAAATAATAGCAACTAATACATTTACCAACAGTTCCCATTTCTTCTGCGATTCGCATTTCCATACTTAAACCACAAATAATCATATCTGCCATTTTAAATCAACTCTTTAGTGAGGGATTCTATTTTGAATCCCTCATATCACGAATCTGTGCCTTATTCAAAACAAACAGTTGTTTGCCACCGTTTAAATCATAGCAACACTCCCTAACACCTGATGGTAAATCCAATCTTTCACGAAGATGAAGTCTATCATAATGATGTTTCAAAATAATTATAATTGTATCATTGACCTGATTATTGACCGAAATAACATCAAAATGTCCTCGAAGTCTTTCCATGATTTCAGATGGAGTTGCATTGCAAACATCAAATTCATCTTCCAAAGAAATTGTAATTTCCCAATCACCATCCGGATTTTCTCCTTCAATAATATGATATTCATTCCCGATCGCATCAATAACTGTTGATTTGCCCCAACCCATATACCTCTCAACAATAATGACAATTTTTTCTTTTTCTTTTGTCAATGAAATTAGAGATTTACATTCCGCATATTTTGTCTTTATTTTCTCAAAAATATCATCAATCTCCAATTTTTTTGGTGTTAAATCCACAATAATTGTATCAAGTGTATCACCATATGAAATAGTCAAACTTTCATCAAACAAATCTTCAAACTCCGAAGAATATAATTCTTCATCTTCGTTTTCTGTGAATAATATCTTGTTTTCTTCTATTTTTATTTCTCCAATCTGTTCTCCAAATTCTTTTGTTGCTTTACAAATTATTTCTTCTTTAGTTAACATTGTTACCACCAATTTTATTTGATGTGGTGCTTCATACCCACAAATATCCGCACCACATTCATACAATCGAGGTGATTCTCCTCTACCTTTCGGTTTCACTGGAGAACAAATCGATTAAATCACAAATACAATAAAACTCATCATCGTATTCGAATTCAACACCATTTTTCTTTAACACATCCTGAATCTTATGAAACAAGAATGGATTCGGTTTTTCGCCTTTAACTTTTAATGATTGTTGTTTTCTCCATCTCTCGAATTCTTCATTCTGTTTTGACTTATCTCTGTCATATTCTTCTTGCAAAAATTGAATCAAACACACATTGTTTTCAATTTCACAATAATCATGCGATCTTTCCGTTGCCATTTCAAGTGAATCAATAACTCTCGTAAATTGATATTCTGACAGTGTCAAATCCACATAACTGCTCATTTCATTTCCTCCAGTTCATTTAATTTATCCACTATATCATACAAAGACACCAACACCTTAAATGAGAAATCACAGATAGAATATATCTTTTTATCTAAAACTTCATCATAAATCACCGATTCACGATGATTCCAATAAACTACAAATCTTCCCATTTTGATGCTACAACTCCATCCGAACAGTGATATTTTGAACCAAGGCCATCTGTACCGTATGGCCTATGGCAAGGTTCAGTTAATAAATTTAATACTAATTGGCAGATTCTCGAATCATATTTCAACTCAAATGGTTTTTTTGAGATGTTGCATATCTCAAGAGTTATATTACCGCAAAAGCCCGGATCTATGTATCCGGCAGTGATATGCACCATAACTCCCAATCTACCAATAGATGACCTTCCATCGACTCTCCCAACAAGAAAATCAGGAATTTCGACATATTCTATCGTACTGCCGAGCAAGAATTCGCCCGGTTGAAGCATATAGGATTCATCAAAAATGTCAATCTTTTCACCATCTTCATCTAAAAGATACCTGTCTAATCGCAAATCAACACTTGCAGGTTGTATTTGATTCTCCTGAATCGGAGAAATCACCAAACTGCTTACCGATAGATGTTTTGCTATATCATTATCACTCAATATCATTTTTTGACTCCAAATTTTTCTTTGATTCTATCAAATTGAGATTTATCCCAATCGCATTTGTTTAATTCCTCTACAATCAATTTTGCTTTTGCTATACCTTTAACAGTGCCAAAATATATTCTTTCATAGTTTATTGTTCTCGTTATTATGAATCTGTTTTTACTACCATATTGGCGGTAGTAATATTTCCCATTTCGATGAATCGGGAATGGAGATGTTTTGTCAGTAGAATAACCTTGCTCCCAACAATGTTTTTTTAGGTTTTTGAACCATGAAGCATTTGGTGAAGGATTTATTTGAAACACTTGCCTAACTGCATAACATAAACCATATCCTTTTTCCAAATATGGTTTGCAGAGTTCAAAGTTTTCCTTTGTCTCATTATCTACATCTTCCGTATTTCTTTCTTTTATTACAAAGTTGATTGCCATGATTTGCCTCTTTTTTTGTACAATAAATCGATTCCTACTCTGCTATCATCCTCGCATTCACTTAAACATCTGAAGAATTCTTTCGGCCTTCCCCAATCGGTATCAATCAATTCGCAGTCTAATTCTTCAAACAATGGGAGAATAACATCCTTGACTTTTTTAACAGAAACACAGGACTCATAGACATGAATAAAATTTTCTGTTTCATTTATCTCCATCATATTCCTAACTCCTCAAGAATTCTTGGCATTTGGGATTTATCCCAATTACATTCCTTTAATTTTTCAACAACACTTTTAGCATCTTCTTCTCTTTTATATGCACCAAACCAAATCTTTTTTTTATTAATGGTTTTCACCACAAAATATTTTTTGGCCTGTTTGTGGTAATAATAAAATTTTCCATTTTTTCTTGATGTTGAAGATGATTGGATTAATCCATCCTCTATCAATTGCTTTCTAAATTTAAGCCATCGTGAATCTGTGATTTTGTATTTCTCGCAGATATCTTTGATTTTCAAACCATCAATAACATCTTGTTTGATTTTATCATACAATTCAAAAATTTCAGTAGAAGATCTTTCTACAACAGTAAAATTCACTTCACCTGTTTCCATTTTTGTATTCCTCCCATGACCTCGTTTTAAATATTAATTTATTGTTGCACCATCGTGCAAAGTCTTTTTGATACCTCTCATGCTTATCAAATGGCATTGCAAAAGCATCTATTTTGTATTCGTCCCAGAGATGCATCACACGATGCAAATCCTCTTCCTCTGTACTCCAGAATCCAATCAAAACATAACACATCAATTTAGATGGCTTTACATAATCTAACAACAACTCGATTTTATCATCCAAGTTCTGTTTCGGATTATCCCAAGCAAATTTGAATTGATGATGATGTTTCAATGAATTGATTGCTTCACCTTGCTCCTCATCAAAAATCCTTATGTCGAATCCCTGAAAATCCACTGGTTGATTCCATTCCTGCAATTGAGAAATCGCACTTCTCCATTCAGGATTTGCGAAGAAATTATTATCCATTACTTTGATAAATTTTCCATTCGGATTCAGGTTTTTTGGCTTTACAGGATGTATGTCTCCTTCTTTGTCATGAACAACACAGAATGGACATTTCCTGAAACATCCTCTACTGAACCATATGATGCTATAATCACATTTTGGGAACAGAGAATAATCCAAATCTGATGCCTCAATTTCTGGCGGAAGTCTTGATGAGATATCAAAACCCGTACCGCCAATAATCATTTCATCGGTTACGAACTGTTTGTCCGTAAAATCAAATAATGAAAAAGCATAGATTTTGTCATAGTTAAATAATGGATGATATTCCCACACTTTATCTCCTCTGTCTTTATAATACTGTGATACTTGCATCATTGCAGGATTGTTGATTTCGGTTCAAGATTGTACAAACCGATATTCATGTGCCACCTTGCACAAATTCTACATCAAAAGCAACCTCTTCAATGAATTCGTCAAGAGAATCCGTATCTACATTAAAAACATAATCATAATATGATGTTCCATGTTTCCCTGATCTTTCAGAAGGTTCGGCATTTTTGTTTTCAACCCAAATCGTATATACTTCACCATCATAATGTCTCTGGATGTTGACAACTTCATCATCATCCGCAATTATAATATTGAAGTCATTATCAAGTTGCATTTCAAAATATACATAATTATAATCACCTATACGGACAAATGAAAGAGGAGGATTTTCTCCTGCTAATTGATAGAGATAATCCTCATCCACTTTGATAAAATCCTCTGGACAATCTTTTGCAGATGTAAATGGACGAATATAAGAACAATTTTCATTTCGTTCTAATTGTTCCGCAATTTTCCTCTTCCCTGATTGCTTCAAACCAGAAAGAGTTAATATCTTTCTCATTGATTCACCTCAAATTATAAAAAGGATGAATCATAAAAATAGCATCTGGTATGACAAATACTATTTTGATTCATGCCTACTGTGAATATCTACATATACCTGTAGAATGTCACAAACAATCTCTGCTAATGCTATAGCAGACAACTCCGATTTGATATCGGATTCCACAAATTGGTTGTCGGAAGAATCAAACCAGATCGTCACACTTGGATTTGCTTCCGATGTACCAACTATTATTTGATTATTTCCATTTTTCGATATTTTGACTTCCATCACTCACCGCCTACCTCAAGCGAAGTTATATCTTTATATTTGATATTCACTTGAAATTTTTCGTATTTTCCACGAAGAACTAACTCGTCGGAACAAAGATACACCTCATTAAAATCGGATATAAAGACCGAATTTGTCTGTATCCAACTCGTTTCCCATTCTCGAGGAATATAAAACTTATTATAAGGCCTCCCATTAACTATTACTTTGTAATTATTTAATTTCTCTTTTAGAATCCAATAGACTTCATTTCGGTTCATCGTAAATCACCAAAACGATATTTCCATTTGAATTCGTTGTAATGTAATCATAATCAATCTTGTCAAGAAATTCTTTGTGCAAAGTAACGATTCCCAAAGTTACTGCAATTGCTTGATGAATCTCTAATTCGTCAGTGAGCAATTCAAATCCAAGTATATCGTCAACACGAATTCCTAACAATTCAGACAATTGTTTCTTCGCATCATATGATGCAAATTTTCCATCCAACAAAGTTGTTATCAAATTTTCAATAAATTCCATCTTAATCCTCACCTTCATCAAGTAATGGTGCAATCAATCCATGAACTTCCACATATTCTTGCTCGGATGTCCAATGAAAAGGCATATCATCACCAAAAGCAATTTTTAATTGATTAGATATCTTTTCGAAATAAATCATATCATTCAAATATGTTGCAGAATATCTTGATTTCGCAATCCCATCCGCTACAACAGGAATAGTATTGCTATATTTCGTCATACTACTCTCTGTTGTGGCGATAATCAGTGATTCCCCATCAACAACAACATTCAAAGAAGGTATCTTGAATAAACTGATATCCTTCAATGATTGCTTAATTGGAGCAATATCCACCTCAAAATGACATGGATATTCAATCTTCGGAAGTGGTGGGGAATCAAAAAAATCCTCTGCCTGCACCAATTCAAACACACGAGAATTTCCATCCTTTTCAAATTTGATGGTGACATAATTCTCATCATTTGAAATCAAGAGATATTCTTTGTTCCCACCTGATTTGAGTATTTTATACAAATCAGTGATATGAATACAAATCATTTCTGCACCATCGACTTCGAACACATCAAAAAATTCTTTGTCAAAGAATACATCATAGAAACAAGCATGGGAACCGTTCAAGAGACCCATTTTTACTCCTTCCTTGTTTGCAAAGATTTCTATTGTATCTCGATACCTCATCACAACATCAAAAAAACATCGAAATATTTCTATTTTATCTGTTCCAAGAATCATACTGCACATCCCCGCATTGTTTTCCTGAATGTCAAATTCAAATCACTATCTACAATCAACCTCACAAAAGATGGTGGTGAAACCGTCATTCCTTTATTATGAGCATATGAATTTCTGTAATCAATAAAATGACCAGTGAATGCATATGTTTTTAGTTTTCCGCCCAGATTAGTCCTTTGGAACTTTTGTGAGACATCACAATAATGATTATGGCCTTGCAGATATATGTCTGCATCAATATTACCCATATCCCTCTTAAAATTATTCATTGCCAAATCAGGATATTTGGAAGTTGATGTTCCATGTTTCCCATACACAACGAGTTCTTTTCCACAGAAATCAATCGTATGGAAAAAATCATTTCTTGTGTATGAAGCATCCAATTGTTTTGAGAGAATTTTGGTAACATCAAGATCAAAATCTTTCTTTCCTCGCAATTCGTGATTGCCTGATGCCACAATATGAATATATTGTTTGTAAGGTTCAAACATCTCAATCACATCATTAATTGCATCCTCTGTAGTTATTGATGAATTGTATGCATCAACACGAGTTGATGGAAATTCTACAATATCTCCGAGAAGATATATTATTTTATTGTGAGGAATCTTTTCAAATTCCACTTTCCATGCTTCCCACAATTCCTCATTGAAGAATTTGCTCCCATAATGAAGATCGGATACTGGAAATATATTCAATTTATTATCAATCATCATTTGCTCCAAGATACATCAATTTATCATCAATAATTTCAATTTCATGATATGTAGCGGTTATCAGGTTTTCAATCCTTTCAACAGATTCCTGATATTCCCGAAGATGACTATCAACATATGCTTTCTTCAATTTTTCAGTTGCTTTGCCCGGAATGACATCTTCCCAAATGGTACGGAGCCACAAATCCTCTGCTTCGTATTTCACTGAAGATTTAGCATCAATCAATTTGTCATTATGCATATTGATTGCTCGGAATAATCCTTCTTTCTCTTTGATTAAATTCTCAATTTCTTCCTTATCCATGATTTCTCCTCTTCTTTTTCTGCAATATCTTTTTCAAGTTTGCTTATTCTTTCATCCATCAATTCAACAGTCATAGTTTCATATGCGGTATCTGCTTCATCAGAACCGTACTCGTAAACTGGTTTTTCATTTTCCACTGCTTTCCACAATTCTTTGCGAATCCAGTGTGATTTTGTCATTCCAGTTCTTTGACAAACCTCTGTAATCTTGTCATTCAACTCGTGTGGTATGTGAACATTCAATTGAAACATTTTAGTCATTTTCTATCTCCTTTATAATAATTTCTGGCGATATTGGGTCAATAAAAGAACCCAACTCATCCAATATTTTATCGTCTTTCTTTATCCAAAATTCTCCGTCCTTGTAAACAACTTCGTACACTACCCTATTTCCTCCAATATCTTTTTAGCAGTCTTTGAACCAACTCCCTTAATAGATACTAACGAATCGTAGTCTAAATCCAACAGATCCCTCAATGTTTCAATACCCAAAGCATTCTTAATCAACAATGCTTTTTTGATAGATATTCCATCAATGCAGGCAAGAAATGTCCCTACCGCATCAGTCATCTTGCAGACAGGTTTATCAACCGCCCGAACATCTTTATTTTTTGTAAGAATATTCGTAGCAAGATATTTCATGATTGTGAATGCTTGATTCTCATTCTCAACATGAATGACTTTATCCATCTCAAACAGTGTTGCCAATGCTCCAATATAATTATTAATCGTAAATGGTTTGACTTTTCCATTTCTGTACTTTGCATACAATGGATTCTCATAATTCGAATATCTATCTCGAATCTCATCAAACACATTCCCGACAACAAGAATATAGTGGAACGGATACTGTTGCATTCTTTTCGATTGACGAAAGACTCTGCTATCCATTATTGATGAAATCAAATCTTTAGCGGTTTTGTATTCAAAAACCACTTTTTTGTCAAACAAGAAATCACCGACAGGGAGTTGCTTCACCGATATTTCTTCTTTAGTGAATCCATTATTCAAGAAGAATTGATGAGCATTCTCTTTTCTTGAATCAGATTCACGAACATCGATTTCAAGATTAATATAAAGCACCTCCTTCATTATCAAATTCAACTAATCCTTGCTTCTTAAGAGTAAAGACATTACCTTTAGCCCCGCATGAAGCACATGAGTAATATTCTTTCGTTACAAGTAAACTGGGGTTATTATCATTATGCCAACCACATTTCATAAATCCATAACCTTTTTTATAGAGATGAATTTCCTCTCCAAAAATTGCGGGAAGAATAACCCGCAGATCGTTTGATTGGATTGGGTCATTCCCATCAACAATCCTTGTTTTTGAATAGAGGAGTTCTTCTCTCTTCTCACGAATTGCACAATAATTCCATGCAATCCTTTGAGCCTTATCCTGAATTTTCGTAGGTTCCTGCAAATCCACGAATTCACCATCAATTATCTTGACGGTTTTTCCTGTGGATGGATGCCTTGAACCAATCAAACGAATGTTTCCGCCCATTCCTGCATTGGTATTCACTGCATCTTGGGTCAGGTATTTTTGAGCAACTTTCTGTGAAGAAATATGGCAGATGAGATAATTCACAAACTCTTTAAAATACCTGTCCCAGTCATTATTCCAACGAATATCCGTATCCTTAAACAGAAATGGAGCAATTTGGATATATAAATGGTATCCTTTGTTAGTTGAATCCACAACCACACAATTATGTCCATCTTCCGATAAAGCATTCTTAATACTCATCACATCATTGTAACAATCCTCTTTGTTCTCTGAATCGAAATCAAGAATAATTGTTGTAATAAGTCGAGATTTCGGATATTTTGATACAAACACATCCTCACTGTCTGTTTGCCGAGCCAACACCTTACTAATGATTTTTTCATTCCAATACCGGTACTGCTTTGCATAACCGGTATTCCTGTCACGAACAGTGATTATATGTTCTTTTGGAGTCAAAAATTCATACATTGAAATCACCACCAAGATATGGTAGTTTTGGAAACATTGGAATAATTGATTCTGTCAAGTTTGATGTATCCTCTTCTCCTTCAGAATCCATCTTAACAAATTCATCATAATCATCCATATTGTCAGGAAACAATTTCTGAAAAAGATCTCGGGATTTTCTCAAGGAAGTTTTGTCATTGAAATCCGGAAGTTTTTCAGAGATTTTGCTCCCATGATTATTGTTCAAACAATAGACATTCTGTTTTCCATCTTTGCCGATTTTCAACAAGATACCTTCATCAACAAGTTTATACAACCTATCCCGAAGATATGGTTTGTTCTTTTTGAACCATTTGCTCCTACCGAATCTTTTTTTTAATGAATCGATAGTGAACCAGATATTTTCGAAATCAGGATATTTTATGTTGCACTGACCGTTCAAGACATTATATGCATAGTCTTCTTTCCATTGTACATTATTGATATCCATTCCGTCCGCTTGGAATCCATATTCTTCCGATTTTAATAAAAGCATTACCTTGTCTTCGTACGGATAGTCTTTGATTTCCTCATACCCAACATCTTTTTTGAGTTCTGAAAAATCAAACAATTCATACCTCGACAACAATTCGTCACCAAATCTTGCCTCATCAGGAAGAAAGTTGATTGCATCAAAAAGATTGATTGCATTCAAGTTATCCCTTTTTGATGAGAATACTATATCCGTACTTGTGTGACTATTGTCAGAATCATAATAGATATCATGAGATGAAAGAAACGGTTCAGATAACAATGACACAATCTCCAAAGTTGCATCATATTCCTGAATCTTCCGATTAAAATCATCCGTATCTTCCAATGCATTTTTGATGCAGAACATATATGGATTGAAGTAATCACAATCGACTTTCTTAAATGAGTATACGAATCCCTTAATAGATTCTCTCATTTTTTCCAGTTCGATTATGTCCTTATTGAACATCCCATGACTTTCCCAAACTCTATTAAAGATAACAAGAGCGGTGGGGTCTACATCCTGTGGAGTCAAGATAATACTTCTTGATTTCTCCTGTTCGTTCAGTGTTTCTTCTCGAGCAGTAGTATACCATATGGCCGGGTTGCCTGTTACTGTACGAACAATGACTTCATCATCTGTATTATCCTTTGCAATTGTGTCAGTGACAATCCCATCTGTTGTCAATTCTTTCAGAATGTCTCTGAAAACTATTGTTTTTTCATCAGATTTATCACCACCGAGATCTCCAAGATAGAAAACCCAACCGTCAAGATTTTGACCATTGAATTCTCTAAAGAAAGATGCAGAAGACATAATACCTCTATGAACCTTTTCTTGCGGACACATTGACAATGCGGTCTCCAGAATGAATGACTTACCTGCACTTGCAGAACCGATTGCAATAACATTTGTAGCACGAAATCCTTTATATGTAAGAAAAAATCCCACAAATGCTCTGATTACCTCTCTAACAGAATCTGCACAGAGACATCTTGAAACAGAGACAATGAATTCCAGAGGAGTCATATCGAATTCTTCAAGGTAGTAATCAAATTCTGCTTTGAGCAAATCGTAATGCTCTGATAATTCCTTTCTCTGTTTCTTTTCCAGTTCTGCTTCTTTAACCTCTTCCTGAAGTTGTTGTTCTTCTTCTGTTGTTTTATTTTTCAACAAAAGTTGAACCCATTCAGGAATTGTATTTGATGCAAATGATTTTTCATCAATGGAAGCATCCTTGGGAAGTGAAGATACTTTCAACCTTTTAAAAAAGTTGTAATACTGTGAATTGGAGGACAAAGTAGTTGTAAGAGGAGATTTGGATTGAACATGGGTTATTTCTTCCCCATTTTCATCTAATCCAATAATCCAATTTACATTGGGAGATTCAACATATTTTAATTGAACTCCTTCTATCTCTGTCCATTTCATTATTATCTACCTGCAGTCAAACTTTCTACACCTGTCTTATACAAATCCACAAGGAAATCAGAAACAACTCCTTCTTCGAGTTTGAATTCATGTTCAATCAATTTCCCAACGAATTTACCTGAATATTCATTCATAAGACAGATTGCAAGAAAATCGCAAATTATTTCATCAGATACATCAAGCAATCCTTCGTCAAGATCAGACATCATTTTGTTCGCAATTCCGTCAAATATTACATCCATCAAAAATCTTTCACTCATTGAGTCATCCCCATTTCCTCAAAGAATTTTTCAAACTTCTTCATTGTGTATTCATCTTCAATAGATTCCTGCTCTTCTTTGGAAGAGTATGTTTCTCCTTCGAATCCTTCCACAAACTCTGTATCCACACCATATTTTAATGGATATGGATAATTTTCAGGATTTACTCCCACCAATTCTTTATCCATCATATTCGCAATTTCCTTTGCAAAAATGATGGCTTGCTCTTTTGATTTGATTGGAAGGCAATCTTCATCAAAATGCACTTCAAAAATTTTGAATCCGTTGACGGAGCATTTTACTGCTCCATCTTCATTATCAACGAACATCTCGAATTTGTTATCATTCATCGACAACAACTCCGAGGTATTCAAATTTGAACTTGCCTGTAGCCTTTTTGACTACTCCTTTGAAGGTGAAACCTTCAAGTGCTTCTGCAAGTTCTTTTCCACAAGTTTCAAAGGCTACCTTCTTCATATCTTCAGGCAAGTCATTATTTGCCTGTAAAGCAGACTTGAACAAAGGATAAGAACCACTGGTTGGATAAATAGTCACAGTAGTTTCTTCATCAATCTCTTTCTCTTTGCAGGAAAGATTCAAGAACAATGTAGCAGTCGCAAGATAGGTATCTTCTTCGGATGCTACCTTAAATTTCCTCATCTCATCACCGAATTCGTCTTCGGTCATGATGTATTGTGCATTTTCATCTAACTCATATTGAAATGACTTTATGTCATCCGCCATGATTGTTAACTGTACAGTCATTTGGAACTTTCCAAATGAAGTCAAATATGGTTTAGAAACCTTTTCAACACCGAGTTCCAAGCCTTCTGGCTTATACTTTTTTATTGTCTTAAACAAGAGATCTTTATCAAGCGGGTCTCTTGGGAAAGACTTTGTCTCTTCAATAGGTTTTGCCATTTTTATTTCCTCCTAAATAAATAGAGTTACAAGTCAATTTCGAACAAATTGACCATATTTCGTTTAGGTATGCCATATGACTTGAGGATTTTTTGAGCATTTATTCTTGCCTCTTCTTCAGATGAAGCATCAACTATCAGAAATTGAAGTTCATCTTCAGAATCATCAATATAATCACATCCCCAAATCATTTTGCACCTCATTTAAGTTATCATCGCATAACGATGATGGGAGCAGTATTCTGCTCCCAGTGAATATAATGGGAAATTATTAATTAAAGAGTAATGATAAAACACTACTCCCATCATCGCTAATTGATAAAATAATGAGGGATTAATCCCTCAATCCATCCACCGAAACCACATCCGGTTTTAATTTAAAAACCAATTCCCTCGCCACTGCCTTAACAGTAAAATTGAAAGGAAGAGTTGCGAATGACTTCGCATCAAGTTTGAAGTCATCTTTGACACATACAGTAATTTCTGAAGCATCTGCCTCAAAATGTATTTTGACAGGTTCTTTGGTGAATTCACCAAAGAATGTCTTTATTTCATCCCTCATCCAGTCATAATTTGTTTGTCTTGATGAGAGAATTTCGGCAACTGCCTCATTTGTCCTTGTCACTGCAGTACACCAGTTATCGTACTGCTCACGAGTCATACTCATACGGACACACCTACCCATTCACGAGAAGAAAAAACATCAAATAATGGGCGAATTTCATCTTCCACCTTTTGACATTCTTCTTCGCTATCATAAGAAATTCTCAAGACTTTTTTGAAGGTATATCCTCCAAGGAACTGATCACAAACACAACCAAATGAATCCTGCTTACCGCCTCTGTAGCGGTTAAATCCATTTGATTTTATCAATTGTTTCAATTCTTCAACATCAACAATAATTCCTTTATTTTTTGTGTAGGAATCGGATGTTCCGAGATTTGCTCTCATAACATCCCTCCACCGACAAACAAAGCAGTCACAGTGAATAAAAAAATCACCATGACGATGTAAAAGATATTCGCAAAACGGATATCAACATAATACTCTTCCTCCTTGCGGAGATCATGTTTTGGGATTCTTTCAACATCCCAATATCTTTCTAAAGCATAGAGAAGTTTATTCATCCACATCACCTGCTTCAATACTTGCAAGTTTCGTAGATGTAAAATCTTCCAAGATAGATTTTACAATTTTTGCATCCTTTTCTGAAAGAAAGATACCTCTTTCTCCAGAAACCGGATGATAAATGGTTTCTAAATTCATTTCCTTGTCACCTCAAATAAAATAAAACATCTTAATGTTGGTTCTCCACTCCAACAGATGTTTTCAATTAATTATTAATACAAACCAGTATATAAAGGTTTGTATTTTGCCAAAAAAAGCCCAATCCATCCGTTTCATATTGGTATAGTATGACTCCTATATAAGATTTTGTCCATACACAAAATAGGCAAAACTATATATAGCCATGCAACCATAGTTATAAATTGGAGTAGGACTTTTTTTTGACGAAAATTTCCTTGTCACAAACTCCCATGGAATTTTGATGCCCATTCTCCAAACTCGGCATCAAAAAACCATGCAACTTATTTTCAGTATGCAAAAGTATTCAGATAGGCATCAATCACACCATCAAGATACTCTTTTTCACTAATTTCAGTTATATCGTAGCAATATTTCTTCCTGCCATTACCAAAGCGAATCATGTCTTTATAATGAATAATAAAGCATTTGCCAACTTCCAATTCTTCAGTGAACTGTTTGAGAGTTGGTAAGAGATTCAATTCGCTTGATCCATTCACTGCTACTTCAAATTGAACACCATAGGCTCCTTCTTTCGCACCATGGACATAGACATAATAGTCATTGTGTAATTGGCCTCTCAAGTACAATATATTCCTGTGAGGCACTCTACCTCTATTATCCATACCGATAACCCATTTTCTTTCGGATAATGGTTTGATTAAGCCTTCATAGAACTCTTCGTTGAAGTTATCATCAATAATTCCAGTGAAGTAATCAACCATTGCAGGATTGTCAATCCACTGATCAACATCCTGACAGATTCTCCTCAATGTTCTGTCAGTGTGCCAGAATGTACCGTCCGGATCTTCCCTTTCGGTAGCATTTTCTTTTTTAACCAAGATTTTGCATTTAGTTTTCAAATCCATTTTGTCACCTCAATAGTATATTTGTTCTACCACTATATAAACTTTGTGGTAGAACATAAAAAATTAATCAAGAAAATAATATTTCTCCACGATAGGACGGAATTCCTCTCCACGATTACAGGCAGAAATGATTGTCTTAATCAAAAAGACATCTGGATTGCCTTTATTTGCATCAATAGTAGAGATTATATCTCTCCTTCCTGCTTGGAAAGTTTTTTCCTCTTCGGAGATTTCAATTTCCATCAATTCTTTGATGCAGGCATCTGCCTTGTGTGCTTCAACAACATCACGAACGATTAATGCGATGTCCTCGATTGATTCTTCCGCATACATCTCGAAATCCTCAAGGTCGTCTTGAGTTAATTCTGGCTCAAGACCTTCTAATTTAAGTTGTCTTTTTGCAAGAAAAACAAAAGTTTCGTATAATTTCAAATCATCGACTTTCGCATAGAAATACACAGTATTTCCTTCATCATCGTACCCGACATCAACACATTTGTAGTCAGGATCATCTCCTACATTAGTATATAATTTCATTAAAAAACACCTCAAAAAATTTATTGGGAGAAATCAGACATCCTTAACAGGGTCGATTTCTCTCAAGCAACAGATTTTTTGCAAATCTGAAGTTTCAAATTCAACACCATTTTTCCTCAAATAATTACGGATGCAAGCAAACAAATATTGCCTGAATGCCTGATAACCTTTTTTCAAAGAGAAATTCCATCCATATGCAATCTTGTTTGGTGCTTTGTATGGTTCCTCTATTTTGAAAAATGCATTGATTCTTTCGACAAGTTCTTTGAAATTGAAGAATTCATCTGCATTCAACTTGCCTGCTTCTTGCCAGATACATCTGACAATTGATTCCATCCTGTGAATAGAATTCCAATTGCTTCTATAGATTTGAGTCTGATTGACCCATTTTAATTCGTCTTCAACCAAGTCAAATTTTTGAAGGAGTCCTTCAGGATTTGGGGCTTCTTCCATCATCAAATCTTTCATTGACATGATGTCTTCAAGTTCATCTTTGTACTCGTTGAAAGCAACGAGATCTTTGCTTTGAGCATATCCGAATTTGTAGAGATCGTCTACAATTGAATGGATTTGTGATTTTTGATTTAATACTTTCCACATTTTTTTCACTCCTTGTATAGTATATTTGTTCTACTACTATATAAACCTATCGATAAATATTGATAAATTCAAAATAAATAATCATAAAATTTCGAGTAAAAAAAAGCAGAACTCCAAGGTTTGATTTTAATACTGTGATATAGAGCAAATGATGAAAAAATACTCTACAAAAATGAAGTCCTGCAAAAATAAGTATGATGATTAAAATATTTAAAGGTGATGGTGATAATGGTGATTTAATCAATAATGAATCGCATTTCAAGGTACATTAAGTATACTCTGATTGTCATCTCTGACAATTTGGGTAATGGTAGCATTATTGATGCTAAAGATATGATGTCATCATCTTCTTTCATAGCGATCTCGACCGCTTCGGACAAATCCCATTCAGGGTATATGCCCATATCATAGTCGATTTTAAAGAAAATAGTCTTGATATCCTCAACTATGGTGTCAGGGTTAACATCCCTGTCACCACAGATTTCTTCAATCTTTTTTATATCTCCCAAAATTATTGGGAGTAAATGTTCCTGCACGAGACGAGAGATAATCTCGTCAAAGGTTTCCTCTTTGCGACCAATCCTGCGAAGATGTTTGTGTGTGATGTCACTGACTTTCAGTGACTTTGTCTGTCCATATTTCATTATAATCCTTCCTTGAATTTGATTAATTCCTCTTTTAATTTCTTATTTTCCTCATACAATCTGTTTAATTCATCACAACATTCTTCAATGTTGAAACTTTTGTCATTGAAACTACCATCACCAAAATACACTTCTGCATTATCAAAGACGGTAGTAAAATAAATTCTATATTTTATTTCACCATTGTTGTCTTTGTAACTCACAATTCCACCTCTTCGAGACAACAAGTAGGTGATGAGTTAACAACTTTGAAAGTTATTCCCTCATCTTGATCCATTGCCATCAACAATTCTTCACAAATATCATTAGGGTCAAATACAATCCTGACACCAGATGAGAATGCATTTTTTAGCATTTCTTTTGCAACACCAGTTCCTCTTGCATCTGGGGAAACAAATATGTGGTACAATATTTTTGAGTTATTGTAATCGACAATAGTATAAAATCCATCATCAAATGCTACAACCTCATCAACATAATGAAAATACCAATCATCTGGTATTTCATCATAAAATTCATCACCCAAAATATCTTTCAGGTAATGTTCTCCATTCATTATGAAATTTTCAAAACTCATCATAATCATCTCCTCTTCCTTGATTATTATATTTGTTCCACCACTATATAAATATTTCGGAAAAATAAAACCAAAAATTCCGAGGATTTTTTGAAGTCAAATTTTGAAAAAAAGAAATCTGAAAATTTCGAGGGAAAAATCGAGAAAATTCCGAGGCAAAATTTCGAAGAAAAAATCGGAAAAATTTCGAGGGAAATTTTGAGGGAAATTTCGAGGGAAATTTTGAGGGAAATTTCGAGGCAAAATTTCGAGGCAAAATTTCGAGGATTTTTCAAGGAAAATTTTGAGGTAAAAATATGAGGATTTTCCAGAGAAAAACATTAAAAAAAGTTAGATGAGAAATGGGGGATTTAAACCCCCTTTATTAGAACCTAAACCCAAAAAAGTGTTCAGATGGTTTTTTAACGAACAGAAACCACCAAAACTGCCGAGAGTAAACAAACAAGATGATTTTTGATGTAGCAGAATCACCAAACTGCGAAGTGACCTAATATGAAAACATAGATAGTTTTTGATGATGCAGAACTACCAAACTGCTAAAGTTTTTGATAAAGCAGAACTTGTAACTGCACTCACATGAGACTTTTTGCTAAAATCGCCATGAACGAACTTATCACACCATTTTCCTGACAGAGAATTCCTCTCTGTCTATATTTTAGTTTGTTCACAGTTATATATTAATGTTGGGTAGATGATTCTATTGCTCGTTCAAGTGTACGGGAATATGTTTCATTCTTCCCTTTTTTCTGTTTGAGTATAGCATATGTGTCCTCACTTATACGGATGTTTGTACTGCCCTCAACCACTGTTTCGGGTTGGGAGATGTTTTCTATTAACCTACTGACCACAGAATCCATTGATTCTCCCTCATGGGCAAGACTCTGTAGTCTTTCTTTCATACTTTTGTTAATCCTGATAATTGTCATGAGTATATGTGTGCAATCCGCACAATATATAGTTTTCCGTTTTTCCGCCGAAGTTTTACGAAATTTTTACGAATTTTTTTTACCGTTTACGAATATTTTACGAAGATTTTTTACCGTTTACGAATATTTTTTACCAAACTTTTACGAAAAACTTTTACGAATTTTTTTTACCAAAAACTTTTACGAAAAATTTTTACGAATTTTTTTTACGAAAATTTTTTACGATTCCAATGAGATCTGATCGGGAAAAATAGCCTCCAGATTTGCCCGGCCTCACGATCTCGGGAAATCTGCAGGCAGGCCTCGGGAAATTCTGCCCGCCTCCGATGACTGCCGGTCATGGCCGGAAATCTGGGCAGATGACCAGACATGACCTGACAGGAAATCCTGACCAGATGACCAGACATGACCTGACAGGAAATCCTGACCAGATGACCAGACATGACCTGACAGGAAATCCTGACCAGATGACCCGGCCAGATTCCACCAGATGACCACAGGAAATCCTGACCAGATGACCCGGCCAGATTCCACCAGATGACCACAGGAAATCCTGACCAGATGACCCGGCCAGATTCCACCAGATGACCTGACCAAATTTATATAATAATACCATGTTGATTTTTAGGCCGGCCTAAAATCATGGAAATCTGGCAAAATTCAAAATATCAAAAACGACGGAGAATGCCCGAAATCGTGATTTAAAGGCCAAATTGGCCTCCGATGATCTTCAGATTTGGGCGGATTTTTGATGGTTTGCAGATAGCAAACATTTATATATAGATGGTTTCCATAAATAATAATCAAGTTTGCAGAAAGCAAACATAAATATGGTGATTTAAAATGAAAGAAAATTATATTTTGAAGAAAAACGATGTAAAATTGGCCTGCTTTGATGCAGGAAATCTCGCAAGGGATTGTGTTTTTATTTTAGATGCAGATACTGTCGAAGTATACGGAAAAGAATACACCGCAGACGAATTTTGCAAAATTGTTGACTCTGTAAGCCCAAAATCTGAAAGGCTTTTAACTCTTGCAGAATGCGAAGAAAAGGACAAAAAAGCCATCCGGGAATATATAGTTAAACATGAGGACGAATTTAAAACAAACTACCCAGAATCTGTGGAAATCTGGGACATCGAAACCGTAGACGGTTTTTATATAGATACTATTTTATTCGAGTACATCGGGACAATATTAAGTCATGACGAATATTATAAATATATGGCTCGTCTTATTTGCACCATCAAAGGATGGAGGTATAACGATGATTAAAATAGAAGTCAAATTGAACCATAATGCAAATACCGCAGACATAACTTTAAACATTGATAATGAGGCATGGCAGACAATCTGCGACGGTGTCACCATCGCAGAAAGTGTCGAAAAAATCGCAGAATTAAAAAAAGCCATACCATTTGCCCAAGTTTGGGTAAATGGCAAATTATCTGGAGGTTTTTAGATGTACCGCGAAGCAATGAAAGAAACTGACGAAATGTCCCGGTTATACTGGGACAAAATCTGCGGATTATATGGCAGGCATGAGAAAGCCTGCCACCATTCCGCAATTGCAATTTTAAACGATGTGGCTTTATTACAAATTATTGATTATTTAGACAAAATTTTATATTAAATGGAGGATTCAAAATGGATAAAAATGATATTAGATGGATAGAAATTGACAGTATGGCAGATTGGCTCATTAACTGCGGATTTGATGACGATTGGGCAGAGGAAATCCGCCCATATATCGAGGAACACACCGGCGAAACCTACACCGAAACCGGCGAAGATTTAATGGAAAAATTCGAGGAAATCCTCGCAAATAATGTCTCTTATTTAAGCAATTCCGGCAGATACTATTATTTTAATGAGATGATTTGCCGATTTAAAGGCAAAAAAGAAATTAAAATTGATTTTAACTGCTTTTATGATGACATTCTGGACATCTGCGAGGAATTCGCAGAGATAATCGAGGATGACCTCAAATATTGGGCAGACGAATTGCGAGCCAATCCGTCCGAGGATGTTTTAAATGAGGCCATTTTAAATGCGGAAAGCCTCATCCAATACCGGGAGGCATTGGCAGACAAAATCAGGCAGAATCCATTGCCAATATTTGAATATATTTTATTTGGAAATAATCGGAAATTGTCTGACATTCCGTCTATCTGTTTCGAAACTGCCGAGGATTGCACATCCGCCCGCCTCGGCCTGTGTGATGTCTGCGGGATTTGTTATGCCCGGAATGATTTCAGGCTATATGACGGACATAGAAACCGCATGAATGCAAATGTGCAAATTATGCGGGTTATTTTAGAAAATCCGGAAATATACGGGCTTTTTAAAAAGGCCTTAAAATATTTTGATGTTTCTGTTTTAAGATACAATCTGGCCGGCGATTTCCGCAAAGCCTCCGACATAGAATTTATTAAAAGATTGGCGGAAGATTGCCCGGGCATTTTGATATATGGCTATTCAAAGAGGCAAGATTTGGCCATTGAAATTGAGGAAATTTTATTAAATCATAATAATATTTTTTGTGGTGTTCCTGAATCCATGGCGAACGATTGCCCGTCCGCAAATGTTTTTAAGCCGGTGAAATCTCTCGCGGAATGGTTCGAGGCTCACAAATTCGGCCGGGATTGCCTCGGCGATTGCATGAAATGCCGGAAATGTTTCACATGGAGAGGCCGTCGCATCGCCTGTCTGTGTCATGGTTCCGCATCCAAAATCCAGAAACTTTTAAACACTGCAGAAAATACCGCATTTATTATTGATTTCTTTAAAATCGTTTTATCTGTGGACATTTCCGACAGGATGGCCGGCACAGGCTTATTCTGTGTTAAAATAAATCAGGCATTGGAGGCGGAAGGATTCGCCATGCCTTATCATCTGACCAGAAAGGGAAATAAATCATACGATTTAAACACCGTCCCAAAACTTATAAAATGGGCGGAATTTGTCGGAGGCAGTCACAATGAATTTTAAACAGGATGACGAGGCCAGATTTAACGAGGCGGGTAAGTGTTTAACACTTCGCCCGATTTCCTGCCCAATAAAAGGCGGGAAAACTTACACACTACAGGCAAAGAGAGTCAAAGGCGGTTTTGGTTCCGGTCATGTCCGCGAACCATTCAAAATCAATTTGGATTTATACAAATCCCAAACCGCGGAATTATTAGGCTATTCTGATTATCTCGCCGGGTTCCTCGGGTTCGATTCCTTCGAGGATTACCTCGCGGAGGATTACAACAAAGGCAATCCTGACGGGATGAGGAAGGCCTATTTTATAACTAACTACAGGAGGAAAGATAATGACTGAATTTGATTGTTACTGTTTGTTTGATGGTAGATTTTTTAATATTTGTTTAATTGATGAGGAATCCGGCGAAATCGTCGAGGAATTCCGTATATTAAACAAATGGAAATTATCTGCATTTTTAAAAATCGTTTCAAAATATGCAAATATAGAAATTGATTGCGATTGCCCGGAATCAGAGGAAATCCTCGAGGATTTTTTATCCTGTCACATTCCGGCGGAATCTGTGGCAAATGTCGCAGATGGATTCCGCATCCTCGCAGATGGTATCAATTTGGATTTATTTTATGAAAGAGAATCTAAAATAACTGTGATATTATCTCGATTAACTGGAGGCGATTTATAATGGCCGGGAATACAGGAAAGACAATTAAAATATCTGGATATTACCAACAGGATTCCGAGGAATTGGAAAGGCTAAAATTGCAAATCCTCCGGGACATTGCGAGGAATGACATCCGCATATTAAATCTGCAGTCAATGCAATTTATGATAGATGATTTAAAATACAGATAAACACCGCAAACACCACACACCATCCCAAACACCACCACCGGCCATCATTCCATCCAGTACAGGCCAAATCGGGCAATCTGTGACCGTCCCGAAGATCTTCGGATTTGATTAAAATTAATGAAATGGGCATAAATAAGGCAGTTAATATATAATTAATAGTTTTTAAATAGTGAAATCGTAGTAACTGCATTAAATGCAGTGAGAGTCACTGGATAATATTGCCATCTCATGCGAACCCATGCGGAATCCTTGAGGGTATCTGCAATTTAAGGCATACTTCGAGGCCTTCCTTCCTGACCATCCGCACAGGAAGGACAGGCGATGCGGTCAGGATATAGCCGGCAGTGTGTGGCCTGACATCCTGTCCATCCATCCGCCATCCTCTATCCTGTGCCATGTCATACCATCCCGTATCATGTCGCATCCTGTCAGGCATGGCCTGTCCTTCCTTCCTTACATCATGCATCATGACCAGTCATCATCCATCATGACCACCCATCCACCATCTGTCATCATGACCATACATCATGACCGGTCACCATCTGTCATCCGTCATGACCTGCCACCATCTGACCTGACCGCCTGACCATCCATCATCATTGCAATATGTAATTAATATAGCAATCTCAAGCAGGCAATATAAGGCCATGGCCTGACCTGACCTGACCGCACATCCTGACCCGGAATCCTGACCAGAAATCCCGAGGAAATTCCGGCAGAAATCCCGAGGAAATTCCGCAGAAATTCCGGCGGAAAACTTCCCGAGATTCCGAAAAATCGTCGCGAGGCCTCCTCACACAGATTTTTTCAAAAATCGAGGGGGGTCAAGAAATATGTTTTATCTCCCACCTACAACAATTTTGTCTCAAATATCATCTTTTATCTCCCCAGACCCGAAAATCGATACGGTACCGACTTCGGTTTTCCGCCCATTAATATTGATGTGACCGAGTGGATAAACTTTATAATAGTTATAACAGTTATATAAGGAGACCCACAGGTAAAACAGTTATAAACAGTTTATAACAGTATATATAACAGACCACCATCAAATAAGATATAGTTTGCACATGAGGTACAGATATAAATATCAAGTATAATTTTTTTTTATTTTATTACGATATTTATATGCACTTGGATAGGCAGTATATACCGTTCCATTATGGCATTACATCAAATATAGTATATGTGTCTATACACATCTGGAGAGAACCAAAATGAGTTTTTCGGCGGAAAATGCTCCGTTTCCAAAAAGGAGACCGGAGAGCCATTTTCGGTGTTGCAAGTTTGCGATTTTTGATGCAGATTTTGCGATTTTTGTTGCAAGTTTTGAAATTTTGATGCAAGTTTTCGATTTTTGATGCAACTTTTCGATTTTCGTTGCAGGTTTTTTTGGGGTCATATCAAAAAGGAGCCGTCTCCTGCGAGATCTCAATTTTCATGTGAAATTTTTCGTTGCAAGTTTCCAGATGTTGATGCAAGTTTGCATTTTTTGTTGCAAGTTTTGAAATTTTGGTGCAGGTTTGCAAAATATGGTGCAAGTAGGTGAAACTTATTATGGATTATGATATCAAAGCAAATATTACAACAATTTTGACATTTTTACTCATGCCAACCCTTGCATCATTCGGTGTTGATGCAATAACAGGTAATGCAGTGATTGGTGCATTGGCAGTTCTTGTTTTTTATGCACTTATGTATTTGAATGAAAGATACCTGTCTGGAATCTTCACTAAAAGTGGTTATTCAGTAGTTAAGGATTCTGATGTCTGTGTTTGCCCTAACTCTGAATCAGAGGCCATTAATCAAGAATATACTGCAGACGAAGAGTCTGACGAAGGTGCTTAAGTTTGGAAAAGATTCTTGAGCAACACGAAGATATGATTGATAAGCACGAAGACCGATTGGAAAAGATTCAGACCGATTTAACAGACATTAAAACACGATTGGGAATCAAAGACTTCACGAATGGTCAAGTAGTCAAATATCAAGAAGAATTGGTACAAAATCAATTGATGGAGATTACTGAACGAAAAGAGAATGATGCCCATCTTCGTGCGGAAATTGAGCGATTGGATGAAAGATTAAGTGATGATTTCGGCAAATTGGATGAAAGGTTATGGTATATCGTTACCGGAATTCTGATCGTCATCGCTTTTGATATCTTCGCAGTGCTTGTAGGAGGAATATTATAATGGCAGTAGGATTTTCTAAAACACTTGATGTTGATGTGGATGAGAAGGGAGAGAAGGTTCTCCCCGACGAACCGGGAGTATCTGCAAAGACAGGAAAAAGGAAGAAGGGAAAGCCTCGCACGATGGACAAAGTTAAGATAAACAGAGCCATCAAATTAATCGAAAAGGGTTCGTATGTTAAGCCCGCTATCCAATCTGTAGGATTAAGTTATGCATCACACCTCAAATGGATGAGGATGGGTAAAAAAGACATATCCCCATACGATGAATATTACAAAAAAATAGAAGAGGCTAAAGCAAAGTCTGAAACGGACATTGTAGAGATGTTACATAATTCCATCGAGCAGGGAAACACTGGGGTTGCTCAATGGATGTTATCAAGAAAATTCCCGAAAAGATGGGAGAAAACAGAGAGAGTTGAAGCAAAAGTGGACAATACTCAAAGAATTGAGATTGTCAAATATTCTGATAATCAAGAAAAATCTGATGATTCTGATTTATCAGAGTAGTCAACTTGTCCGATTGGTAAGGTGACTGGTTGCAACCCAGTTTATGCAGGTTCAATTCCTGCAGTTGACTTTTTATTATGGTAAAATTCGTACTTACAGATAGGCAATATGAGTTAATTGATGACAAGACCCGTTTTTTATTGATTACGGGTTCTGCAGGTAGTGGAAAGACTATCTTTTGTTGTTTTAAAACAATAATGTATGCAGTAAATCATCCGAAGGCTCGTGTTGGTGTATTCAGAAGTACATTACCGGCATTAAGAGAAACCGCATGGTTAGAGATTCGCACATTGTTGATAGATTTGAATATTGAGTTCGAGGAGAACAAATCAAATGCAATTATTACATTATCCAACGATGCGACGATTTCTTTTACTCCGCTCGACGATGACCGCAAGATTCGTTCATTAAACCTTGATTATGTCTTTGTTGAGCAGTGTGAGGAAGTATCTGAAGAGATTTTTGACGAACTGGCTTTAAGGGTCAGAGGAGAAGTCAGTCTCGCAGATTATGGTCAGGTTTTGTTAATCGCACAACCAGAGGCGAAAACTCATTGGATTTATAAAAGGTTCTATCAAATCAAAGCAAATGATCCTGACTACAAGTATGAGCATTTCAGTTATCTCGACAATCCTTACCTCAAAGATGAGCAAAGGAGATATTATGAGAGTCTGAAGGAAACCAACTATGATAGGTGGAGAACTCATGCATTGGGAGAGTGGATAACCTCATCCAAACAGATTTTCGTAAACAATTGGTCGGTCGGTGTGGATCGTTCATACTTTAATTATTATGTGGGCGGAATCGACTGGGGATGGAACTCTCCTGCTTGTTTTTTATTGTGTGGAGTCTATGATGAGGAATTCTACATTCTTGGTGAGGTTTATAAAACAGAGATGACCAACAGTGAATTCCTAACGGAAATAGACAATTTATTGGCGGAATTTGATTTGAATTTTAGTGATATTGATACAGTGTATGCAGATTCTGCAGACCCTGAAAAGATTGCAGTATTCAACAGAAATGGCTTAAATACTTGGCCATCCGTCAAAGATGTTAAGGCAAAGATAAATACCACACAGGAAACTAAAATACATATTTCGGAGTCATGTGAGAACCTTATTCGTGAGATACCAATGTATCAGTGGAAAAAAAATCGTGACGGGGAGATATTAGACGAACCTGTGAAAAAAGACGATCACAGTGTGGATGCATTGTGCTATGCGGTGTACGGGGTCAGAGGAGACTTATCAACATATAAACCGTCAACCACATTCGATATAAGTAGTTTTAAGGTGTATTAAAGGAGGATAGTGAAAATAAATGGCAATATGGGATAGATTCAGAAAGAATCAAAATGTAGTTGTTGAGAATGCAGAACCGAACCGCATTCATAATGTGGGGTTGGATGACATCAAAACAGACATTCTTGATGACCGTTCACAAGATTGGGTTGAATTCGCACCTCCAAAAATAAAACCAACCATCAAAAATCGTAGAAAGGCATCTATGTTTCCAACGGTGTACGGAATCATCAATAACTTGATAATGAAAACGATTTCAAGTTATGTTATCGATGGTGACGATCAGGAAGCGGTCGATCATATTCTTGATGTGGAAGAGATATGGAATCTCCGTAATTTGATGTATGAGGTGCTTTGGAAGTGTATTGTGGATGGAGAATGTTTCTATGAAATATTAACTGTCAAAGGTCATGTGCAACTTCGTCTTTTAGCATTTGATGGTGAAAAGGCACTAATGAAAAAATTGTATGAAGAAGATGGAGTCACCATCAAAGGATACAAACAATTAGTTGTCAGGAAATCCGCTCTGAAAAAGTGGAAAGGAATAAAATTCTGGGAGACTTATCAAAATTCAGATGTAATCACTGTTGATTTTGAGCCTGACGAGATTTCTAATCCGATGCTCATAAATATAGATGGAGTTGGGCAATCTCTTGTGAAAAATGTTATCGACATCGCTTATTTTATTGAGGCAATGGTCAGGCAGATGCCTCTTATCGTGTATAAATCATCAAATTTGCTTGTTGCTACTGTAGGTAATGAGCATCGTAGTGAAGATAAAATCGATGATGATGCGAGAGATTATATTGCAAGAGAATTGAGTGACCCACATCGTAGCGGTGTGTCTGTTATTCCATACGGTATCGCATTGGATTTGGTCGGTTCTGAAACACTACCGAAAGTCGAGGATTACATCAAATCCCTCAAATCAATGTTGTATGAAGGATTGATTACTCCAGAATCATTATATTCTTCTGAATCATCAAATAGAAGTACCGCACAAGTGCAGTTAACAGACCCACAGACAGGCCATGTGCTTTTTATTGAATTTTGTCAGGAGTTCCTCAAAGGATGGGTTGAAAGGACACTTATTGACCCAGAACTCGAGAAACATGGTTATGAGAAAGGTTCTGTATATATTGATTTCATGACAGGGAATCCAAATCTGGATACAAATTATTTGGTTGCGGAAAATGTTGAAGGTTCTACTGCACTAACTACAAATAATCAACCTTATGAAGAGGTAAAGAACGATGGTCAAGCAAATACAGACGATTGAGGAGTATTACGAAACGGACGAGGACGATGAAACACTGATGTCCATATTCTCTGCTCCCACATATTTCACAACTGATGAGCAATTGGTAATAATCGCTTGCTTGATGTTGCTTGAACAACGATATAGATTAATGAAATCGATGACTCTCGAGCAAATCGTAGATGAGATTGAGGAAATCATGGCTTCTCTTGATTCAGAATTGAATAGTGTTGCATACAATCAAGCATATTCACACATCCATTCGTATTTCTTGGAAGTTTTGGATGAATTCAATATTCCATATGGTGGATATGTTTCTGTAGATACATCAATGATAGAGTTGATGCAGGAATCGTTAACTAATATGACTAATCAACTCCGAGATGAGATTAAAGTCAAAGCAAAATTCTTTGCCGATAATATGAGCAGAGGAGGTTTTGATATACTGCCAAATTTCAAAAGGGCAGTACAGAAACTTATCGATGCGGTAGGAAACAATTTAATTTATGGCAAGGAGAAATCAAAAAGGAATGTTTATAAGTTCGTATATGGTGTTAATAAACTTTATCGTTGGCTAACAATGAATGACGATAAAGTGTGTGAATGGTGTAGGCTTCAGGAAGCCATGCCACCACGAACGATTGATGAAATGCCATATGATCATCCAAAAGGAAGATGTGGCCTCGAGCCAATTGATTATGAGTATTCTGATGAATATTATATTATGCTTGCTCGTGCAAATTATGCGGACGGTATAGAAGCATTTTCTGATTATTAAATGGAGAGCATTATGATTACTATTTTTGAAACGGGAGATATTGAATATCCTGATGTCGAAGGCATTGACAAACCAGTTCGATACACGATGCAAAATTTGTTGGATGTAGCATCAAGAACAGGTACAATCAACATTACTGATGAACATTCACAAAAAGTGATCGGTTCAATGAGTAATTTTATTGTTGAAGATGGTTTGTTAAAAGCAGATGAGCCAGAAGGTCTCGAATTAAAAGGAATGGGATTTAGTCCGGTCTATGAATATGATTTGGTGGATATGGGAGACCATTATGTCCCAACAAACATTTCTATGAGAGAAATTGGCTACACTAAAAATCCAAGGAGCCAGATTGTTTATAATTCGATAGAGGTTCCGAATGGAGAAGGAAAAATGGAAGATTCACAATTAAGAGATGCATTAGACAACAATAAAAAATTAAACGAGGAAATAGGTGTCCTTAAAGGACAGATTAAGCAATTAAAGAAATCTAATCAAGATAAAGATAATGAGATTAAGAAAATCAGAGAATCTTACTCTGATGTTGATTCTAAAATTAAAGAATATGATTCATTGAAGGACATTGAATCAAAATATAATAGTCTTATTTCATCTAAAAAAGATGATTTAATTCATCAAATCGTCGGAGACGATAAGGCCAAAGCAGAAAGGCTCCAAAAGTTTGATGTTGAGGATTTAGAATTCCAAATCGAATTGATGAACGGAGAAGCCAAACCGAAAGGTGTAGGTGGCAACGATTATCAACAAGATGATGGAAATGACCCTGTCCCAGAAGATGACGATGGAGATATTTCTGTTGAAGCAGATGAAATGATTGAATTTTATAAATCTGAATTTGGGGAAGACCCACAAATAAGTTAGAGGATTAAAAGTTATGGCATTAAAAAATGCAGGATTACCTGCGAGAGATTATGCAAATAATCGTCCTAAAATAGCAGTCAAGTTATATGAAGGCGATTTACAATATAATAGTAACGGAATAAACGAAGAAGGAAGAACCACTGATATGTGGACTGTTTCTGCACCAATGCACAACGGTCAGTATGTAGAATTACATGAAGATTCTACTGCAAGACACATAATCGTGAAACCTGCGGAAGACAATTCTGAAGCAATCGTTGGAAAGGTCATCATCAATCCAAAGATGAAATGGACTGTTGATTGGACTGAATATGATAAAAATAGATTGCCAAGAGCAAACAAGACTTGGGGTAACTATTCTCCAAGAACTGGTACTGTTGAATTCTTTGGTGATGCTATCGATTATGTAGATTTAATTAGTGCAAATGCAAAAATTGTACCGTTTGACACTGTAGCATATGAGTCAGAAGATAAATTCGATAAAGGTACAAATACTAAAACCGTAGCATTAGCAGGTGTTTCTGCTAACAAAGGTGGAAAATTACCAGTTTTAAGTGGATTCTATGGATATGGAATCTAAATTTTATTTTTAGAGGTATTATTAAGTCATGTTAATCACAGAAAAAATGGATAAACTTTTACAACCATCAACCGTTGAATTTATCCTTTATAACAAAATGAACCCAACTTTATCCATGTTGGGTATGTTCGAGAAACAAGATTTGCATGGGGATAAACACTTCTCTTTTGCAACTGACAGAACTACTGCAGAAGATGAAATTTTAAATGGAATTCTCCATGAACCAGTGGAAATCGAGGAAGCATCCCAATTACCACAAATCAACATTTCAGGTATTCAAGAAGAATCTGGTTCAACTACCAAACTTGGTTTTGAAATGGAGTTCACTGAAGAAGCAGTGAATGATAATAAAAATTATTCTAATGTTCAAAGAACATTATCCAGAGCAGGATATGCTATGCAAAGAACCATGAACCGTTATGCATACGAAGTGTTAATTGCAAATGCAGAAGCACCTCAATTGGATGATACACCTGAATCTTGGACTGTTGACGGAAATGAAGAAATTGACAACAATGTCAAAGAACTTCAAAGGAAATTCGCAAACCAAGACGGATACAACTACAGTATGACTGATATGTTCGTATCTAAAGAATCTTTGTGGGGAGCAGAAGATTTCTATGATGCTACCAGAATCAACGGATTTGACCCTAACAATGTTAGAGGTATGAATTTAACTGGTATCAAAGAATTAGAATCTGGTTTATTAGGATTAGATGCTAATTTGGCTCCTGCAATGTGGTATTACAATGTTCATCCAGAGGACAACACTTGGAATGATGCATTCGGCTCATTCATCAATGTAAATAGAGTTGAACAAAACGATGAAATCCCTCGTGGATTAAAAATCCAAATGTATGTTGAATTTGGATTTGCAGTATTAGAACCAAGAGCAGTTCTTTTCCAAGAAGGAATTTAAACTCCTTCTTAAATTTTTAAAGGAGGAAGTATGGTTTTTAAAATAGGAACATTATTAGAGAAAGGCAGATTCAATTGGAAAGGAGTTAATAAAATACTCCATAATCACGAAAATAGATTAGATGCTCTTGAAAAAGGCGAAGGGTCATCTTCCTCATATGATGACACTAAAATCAAAGGAGATATCAGTGCATTAGAAGTAAGAGTCAAAGCATTAGAAGATGCCCCATATGATGACACTGAAATCAAAGGAGATATTAGTGCATTGGAAGCAAGGGTCGAAGCATTAGAAGATGCTCAAACTCCGGGAGGCGGTTAATATTGCCTCTTCTCCATTCCTTTAAAGAGTCAGGATTGGGGAGATTTCCGTTCGGAAGTAAATTATATGCGATATTAGAGGATTTCCAAAATCAATTGGACGAAAAAACAAAACCAAAAGCAATTGTCAAAAAGGATGTCAAACTTAACAAAACCAATTTGAAAAAGGAATTTGGCGATCCAAAAAACTTTGATAGTATTGGTATTGTTTTTAATTCAGAAGGGAATTACATAATTGTTTCAGATGGGGTAAAATATAATTTTGCAACTTTAGAAGAGGTTTGATATGAATTTAAAAATGGATGAATATTACCGAATAATTCACTTTCTTAAGGACAGTACGATAGATAGGCTCTATCCTTGTGAGGATTATTTTATTGAGGAAGATGAAGACGGTAATGAACACAATGTTCCATACACTGGAGATTCATTCCTTTTCGAAACAAATAGGCAAACTTTTGTTGGAATAGATTATATCGAGGTTTTAATTGAGACATCAGAATCATATTCCACAGAAGACATTAAATTCCACATTTCAGAATATGACAACTGTTATGCTCCTGAAATGATTCTTGATGCAGATGAGGTGGAAGATTTATCACCAGATACACCGACTCGTGTAATATTCACAATTCGTAAAACAAAGACGATGAGTGAAGCATCAAGGGATTTGACTGCGGTCAGAAGTGTTAAATTGACAACACCAAACGATGAGTCAACAAAAATTCATGAAATAAGTTTCAGATGTTTTAATCCAAAATATACTTTGGAAGAACTTGATGCATTTCATGAAAATGGTAAGTATTACATTACATCAAGGCTTCATATGATCGATGTTCCGGAAGAACTCCAAGATCATGTCTACACTGCAACTGCAGGGTATGCATGGATGTCCGTTTGGGAATTTGAAGCCCGAGTGATGAATGACGATCAGAAAAATGCGATGTCATTCGGAAAGTGGTTGTTCGCCACTGTTGACTCCGCTATCGATGCTTACAAAGTTGCAAATGGAATCTCTGATGACGATGAAATATTCGTAAAACATGAAATAACTCATTCAGTGCCATTGAGGTGGTAATATGTCTGTGTGGGTTGATATTCTTGTAAGTTTGAGAGACATAATACAATCATCTGAAGAATTCAAAAACATCGGAGTATATTATGATGACTCTGAAATGAATCCGAATGTTCCTCTGCCTGCAATTTCATATAAAGTAGGTAAAAAGGAAGTTATTAATTCTAATTCAGATTGTACTGAATACAAAAGAAAGATTGCAATCATATTGCATACTAAAACTCTTGATAAAAGAGAATTGCAGGAAGAATTGTATGAATATGAGGAACAATTAATTAATTTAATAAATACCGCAAATTTATGCGGAGATATTCCTGATTTTTATGAAATTTACGAGACTGGTTCATCAAGCATAGGAGCATTGATGTTTAATAGTAGGAAAGAGGCTAACCAGTTTAATATGATATTTTTCAGTAATATACTGAAAGTTAATTTTGAAATAAGGTACAAAATATGAAGTTCAAGTTTATTGGAAGGAATGACAGTTATTGTTTAGAACTGATGGCATTTGGCATTGAAAAAAAAGGAGAATATCTCCAAAACGGTCAAATTATTGATGTACCTGACGATAATTCTACTTTAATTAATTCATTAAATGCAAGTGGATTGTTTGAGCAGGTAAATGTGACTGTTAATAAGCCAAAGAAAGAAAAAAAGGAGAATGAATAGATTATGAGTGAAATTGCTCCAAATTTAAGTTATCATTATTGGTGTCTTGGAATTATCGGTGAGGAATTAGAAACCGAAGCAGACCCGTTGGTCTTGGTTCGTGGTTCCGAATTTACTCCTGATAAAGAAATCGCAAACGAGGACGATGAAGGACACATGGGTACCGCTACTACTAAAATGGCTACCTATCGTTCATCTGCAACTGCTTCACCTTCATATACTGATAAAACAAGGTATAAAGAAGGATGGGAAGATGCATGGTATTTATTACTTGGTTCTGCAGACCCAACCACTGGGGAAATTCGTAAAGAAGAATTAGGAACCAATACAGGTGTTTATAAATATACATTTGCAGTAAATTCAACACAACCTCAAGACCCGGCTTTCTGTACCCTGTATAATGGGTTTGCTAAAACCGAACACGATGCATTCAAATATGAAAATTGTTTGTTGAATGAATTCGAAGTCAGTGGTTCTAACGAAGAAGCACCAACTTACACAAATACTTTTGCAAGTAATTTTCCAAAGTTCAATCAACAAAACCCTGCTCGTGTATTCCCGAAAACTACTGTTTTCACTAAACCTGCAGGTGTAAGTATTTATATTGCTCCTAAAGGAGAATATACTTCTTTAGAGCAGTTAGAACAGTATAAATACCCATGTTTCATTGAATATTCTTTCAATGTAAACAGAAATGTTGAAACCCAACCATGTTCTGCAGATGACTTTGGTACATCAACTAAAGTATTAGGAGACTTGGAAGCGGAAATCAACATTACCTTACCATGGACATCAAAAACCAAACATTTAGAATATGTTTTCATGGGCGGAGATGCAAATGCTACTGAAGTAACTGATGAAAACGATGATAAAACCGTTTGGATAGTATTCGAGTCTGGTAAGATTGGTGAAACCGATTACAATTACCAAACCATCATTAAGATTCCAGAGATAACTCTTACAAATGCAGATTCTGCACAATCCGGTTCAGATGCAAAACAAATAGAGTTGGAAGGAACCATTAAAGAAAACGGTGTAGATTCTTTCATTGAATGTGTAATCACTACTGATTTGGAAGATTTACATATACAAAATCCTACTTCTCCTTAATTGGAGAGTAGGATTATTTTTTGGGAGTATAGTTCAAAGGGAGAATTGTGGTCTCCAGAACCATCGATGGCGGTTCAAATCCGTCTGCTCCCATTCAAAAATTATTGGTGAAATAAAAAATGGCATTTAATATCAAGACAACAATCGAATTCTGTGGTGAAAAGAGAAAGTTTAAAAGGACTCCAAATAAGGAGTTAAGAGACTATCAAAAACACATAGAAGATATAAACGATAAAATGCAACCTCTAATCGAAAGAAATCGTGATTATCAGTTTAATATAACTGAATTGGAGGATGAAATAAAGAGTATAGACAAGCACATGGAGTTGCTTGACAAACTTGAAGAACCATCTGATGATGAAATCAGGGAATCAATTTCATTGAATAATTCAAGAACTGAATTGCAAAAGAAGATTCATCAATTAGCAAGAGAGAATGATTCGATGTCTGAAGAAGATAAAAAATTCTTTGAAGATCTTGATGATGAACTTCGTGATGCATATGCGGAATTTTCATGCAAGATTCTTGATGGTTTCAAATTTGAAGAATTTGATGAAAATGCAGATTCTACTGATTTGACGATTGCTCCAAATCTTGGCAGTTTATATCGTCTCGCATTGTCTGGTGCTTCTCAAAAAGAAATGGACAAAGCATATAAGGAAATAATCAAAGATTCTTTTCGCAACTAAAGTAAATGATAATCAAGAAGATGATTCAGAGGTAGATTACGATCCTCCATCATCCGTTATTGAAGAGCGGATGTTGGAGGATTATTTTTTATTAGTTAGGCGGATTCCGGGATTGTCTTTATCTCCAAGTGATTTTTGGGAGTTGGATACATACACAACTCAAAAATTATTAGAAATGGAATTAGAGATAATTGAGGAAGAACAGAAACAACTGAAAGAATCTGAAGGTAAAAAAGACTATGTCGAACAACCAGAAAAAAATTCAGAAGAAATGAATGACATAGTCGAAATGATGAGTGTAGAAGAAGATGACATTTGAGGTAGATGCAAGTAAGTTTTATGCATGGTACGATCATGCATATACTGCGGTGGAAACAATGAAAAAAGTGTTTGAAAGGATTATACCAATCATTCAGACACATACAAGGCCATTCATCCCTCTCGAGAGAGGATTTCTTGAGAGGAGTATGGAAGATAGAATTATGAATAATTTTCCATTTATTGAATTACAAATGGTGTGGTCAGGAAAAGAGAACATATATGCACATGGTTATGATTATGCATATTATCAAAACATAAAGAATGTATACCACCCAAAAAGACCAAAAGGACAGAATGCTTCTCATTTCGTCGAAAGAGGTATGGAGAAGTCTTTTCCAAATGTCATGGTTGTGATTGAAACAGATTATTTGTCCGCATTAGGAGTGAAATTTTAAGTTATGGTACAATCTGCAAGTGTTGAAGCATTATTAACCCTGAATGCTACAGGATTTACTTCAGGAATGAATAATGCAATAAAAAAGGTTGATAGTCTTGTTGGTTCCATATCAAAAGCCGGCGGAGATATCAATTCGTTTGATGCAGGATTGAGAAAATTAGCATCATCAATGCAATTGTTGAATGGGGCATTTGAACAATTCAATGTAAAGACAAAAGATGCAAAAGCATTCAACAATGTTGCCAATGGTATGGAAAGGCTCGTTAATTCTGCAAGAGCATTGGCAGAAGGAAATATTTCTCTTGGGGCAACATATCAACAGATGGAAAATGTAATTAATATGTTTTCTTCTGCATTGTCTCGAACAAAGGTGACTTTGGAAGGGAATCTGCAATTGACGAGAAGTCAGATTAATGCAAACAACCAGTATATAGAATCTGAAAACAGAAAAAACAGTTCTGTATTACAGGGATTGGCAGGCTATCAATCATCATATATGTCTCAAGAGAGATTAGTACAATCTCAAGAAAAATTAAAAAGTGCTACTGCTCAAGCAAGGAATGAATTCATTCAATCGTATACTGCATTGCTTGAAATGGCATTGGCAGTTAGTAGGACAAGCACAGATGTTCAAAAGTTCATAGGTGCTTTGAATCAAACCAAGACTGCAACAACCTCATTTGATTCATCACTTCAAGGCATGGATGCTTCATTGAATACAACAAATGGGGCTATCTCATCTGTTACCGCATCTCTTGAAAAAATGAATTTCGCATTGAACAATGGGAATGGTGGATTTACAAGAACAAAAGAAAATCTATCAGGCTTAAGCACTGGGTATGGAAATTATTTAGCAAATGTCAATAAAGTAAATTCTGCATTGAACAATACAAGTATGTCATTGCCAAAAATAAATTCCAATTTCACGATGCTTGGGTCAAACATGGACAGAGTCAAACAAAAAACAAGTGGTTTGACACAAAGTCTTGGAGCATTGAGATCAATGGTTTCTATGGTAGGGTCAATGTTCTTGTATAATTTTGCACATAATATGATGATTTCTGTGCAAAACACTGTTAAGGCTAAATCAGAGATGCTCTCATTCTTACATACTATGGGAATGACTGGTTCCCAAATTAACAATTTCAATTCCGCTTTAGACCGAACTGCAGAAAGATTCCAAAGGATTAATAAATATAACATTGGTGAGACTGTAGCGAACATCGGGCTTGAATTTGACTTATCCGCTAAAGAAATGGAAAAAGCAATGTCTGTTACTTCCATGATTACTTCAGAATACTTAAGAGCAGGAAGGAATGCGGACGAAGCATCTTTAGCAGTAAAAGATATTCTTCAAGGACAATTCCAGAGATTAAGCAGAGAAACCGGTGTAAAAGGAGAAACACTTAAAGAAGCCGGTTGGTCTGGAGATGTTAATGATGTTATGGGTCTTATGGATGCTCTTGAAAAAGTGGCTAAATCAAGACATTGGGATACATTCGCAGAAAAGGCATCTTCATTAAATGATATTGTCTTAATTACACAGAATAGATTGTCTGAATGGGCAACAGATATGTCTGAAGGATTAGTTCCAATGATAACTGGTTCATTCAATGCATTAGTTAATGTTGTTGATAAAGTCACTTCTTTTTTTACTCATTTAGGACAAGCACTGAATCTTCCTGATTGGTCTGGAACTGCAGTATTAATTGGTGGATTGGCAACTGCGATTGGAGCATTGATATTTACAACAATTGCATGGAGAACAGAAATGGGATTAATTCAAATCGCCCAACAAGGTTTGAGACAATCCATTATCGCTACTATCTTTGGATTCAAAGCAGAAGAATTAGCAAATGCTAAAGCAACAACTGTTTTAAAGGCCAAAATTATGGGAGTTAAAACAGAAACAATGGCAAACATGGGTTTGCTAAACACCATAAAGGCCAAAATCCTTGGTTTAAATGCAGAGACTGTTGCAGAGAAAGGTGTTGGTAAAGCAATAGAAGAAGCCATAATCAAGAAAAGACTTGAAAAGATGGCAAATGGGGAAGTCAGTGCAAGTAATGTTTCACTTCTTTCAAGTTATGTCGCACTTAAACGAGGAATTGATGTTACTGCAGTGAGTGGTTTAAAATGGCATCAAAAACTCGCTCTTCTAAATAAAGAAGTTACTGTTGCTAAAGCACAGAACATGAATTTCTTGCAATCATTAAAAGCATTGATTACTGGATTAAATGCTACGAAAGTTGCAACAACTGCCTTAACTGCATCAATAGTTGCATTGGCAACGGTAGCAATTGGTGGATATGTTATTGCTACAATGAACTCCACAAAAACAATGAAAGAGTTCAACGATATGGCAGAAAACGGTGAAGATAAAATCCGTAAAATAAAAAATGCTATGGGCGAAAACTCTGAAGAAGCCAAAAACATGACTGAAGCAGTGGAAAGGGTTAGGTCTGCTTTATCCAAGTTTGAAACAAGGAAAATGGAAGCATCAGAGAGATCAGGGAGAACTGTTGCTAAATATCTTGAAGAGGCAGGAGTTGATGAAGAGAAAATTAGAGAGATTACTAATTCTGCTTTGAGAGATGCTAATGCAGGTGTAAGTATTGTTGCGAAGACTGGTGACGAAATTGAGAAAACATATCGTGGAGCAAGTAATGCCGTCGGATTGATGAAAGGAAAACTTTCAAAAGATGAATTGGAACAGTATGCTAAAGATATGGAGACAAGTGCAGACAGAATCGCTAAAGCACAAGAGAAAATGATGATGTCTGATTCTGCAATGGATAGGGCATTCGGTTGGTTTGATTACACAGTAGAACAAGTTGGTCATTGGTGGAATGAGTTCTCAACTAACCTCGGTCATCAAGATTGGGGAAGTGCTTGGGAAAACATTTGGAAAGGATTCATGCATGGTTTCGGTAATCTCCCGATCGCTTCAGATATTTGGAATGCTCTTGGAAAAGCAATCAATTTTGAAGGAATGTTTGGTGAATTCAAGGGTTCAGGAGATTTATTAGGCTTTTTTAAGAAGGTTTTCAATATTGAAGATTTCTTTAAAAATAATAATTGGGCAAATGATAATTTTATTGGTAAATGGTTAAACGATTTCTTTGGTGGAATTGAGAAGGATTTCAACTCATTCTTTGATAATCTCAAACTACCATCATTAGGAGATATATTTGGTAAGATATTCGGTGGTGGAGAAGAGGGTTCTACTGGTGGACTCTTTGCCAAGAAGATTAATCCTATGGGATTATTAAAAAACATCTTCGGAAACATTGATGCGAGCAGTATAACTGATTATCTTAATAATAACCTTCTTACTCCATTAACCGATTTCTTTTCAAGTTTTTCGTTTGATGATTTCTTTGCTAATCTTGGTAGTTTTTTCACCACTGGTGGTTTGATTGGTAAGATTCTCGGTTTAGGTGGAGATACTGATATTGGTGCGATGTTTGGTGAGTATTTAAGTATTGCTCAACAATACATTACTGATTTCGTTACTAATTTGACTACACCATTCATTAATTTACCAATTACAATAAGTACATATTTATCCCAAATCATTACCAATATTACAAGTTTTGCATCTCAACTATTAACTAATGGTTTAAATGCAGGTAGCAACTTTTTAAATGGAGTTGTTACTTATATTAGCCAACTTCCCGGCAGGGTTTATTCATTTATTACAAGCACCGCACATAATATCATTTCTGGTGCAAGTCAATGGGTATCAAATGCAAGAAGTAAGGCGGTTGAGACTGTAAATGCAGTGGTAACTCAAGTGTCACAATTACCGGGCAAAGTATACAATGAATTCATCAAAATTGCACAAAGGATTCGTGATTCAATCAGTGAAGCAGTAAGGTCTGCTACACAGTTTGGTAGTGATGTAGTGAATGCAGTATTAAGTGCATTACACATACATTCTCCGGGAATTATCCAAGAAAAGATTGCAACAGAGTTTGCAAATATTCCGGGAAGAATAGCAGAAAACACATCCAATGCAGGCCAACAAGCACAAATATTTGGTGAAGGAATTGTAAGTGGGTTTGAAACACAATTGCCGGTGATACAACAACAGGCTCAAGCAATGACCGATGCGATGAATGTTAGTGCTAATTCACAAGCAATAGACTTTTCAGGTCAATTTGTTGGCGATTATCAAGCAGATGCTAATACCATCACTGGTTTGAATCAAGTAATGACTACTGATACCGCTACTACTTTTGGTTTAATGGGAGATACTGTAAATGGTACGATTAATGGTATTAGTATGAACCTGCAGACCCAATACATGAATATGAACATGAGTCAGACAACTGCCCTGACAACTATGCAGAATCAAAACAAGACTGCATACACAAACCTTCAAAATCAAACTACATCAAGTTTGAACAATATGAGAAACACCACACAAAATGTAACTGTACAGATGACAAATGCTTGGAATCACATGAAAGATAACATTATTGCCAGTGCAAATCAGTTAAAAACACAATCAACTGCTCATTTCAACACATTGTCCAACCACATTGGAACTTTTTATAGAAAGATTCAGAATCCTTCAATGTGGGGAGGAAGTGGGGACAATGTCCCAACTCGTTATTACAACCACAGTAGAGGTCAAAGAGGAGTTCAAGCAGTTAAAAGAGCATTTGGTGTATCTCCAACTAAAAGATATGCAGGAAGTCCAACTCCAGACAATCTTCCTGAAACGATGACTATCAGGAAGTTAAGAAGTTTAGTTGGTTCAAATAGTCTCTTCGATAATTTTGATCTTGATAAAGAAGTCAATGTTGTTGATTTCTTGAGTCAATTTGAAGGTGGATTTGGTTGGGGAGACTGGCATCCAACCCACTTCAATAAAATCAAGACTACGAGCGGAGAATGGAACATGAGAAGCCCACAAATTATGGGCAGGATTGATACCGGCCAAAACTTCAAGGTTAAGGAATTTTATAACTCTCAACCAAACATTAGTTTTGCAAGTTTCCAATCAATGGCAGAAGGCTTGTTTTCTGCTATACCTTATGATTTCTATTACAATTCCGATAAGCATGGTTCTTGGGTCAATGCATTGTATGCAGGTTCATGTAATTGTTACGATGGAGCAAATGCTCTTATTGCTCTGGCCTCCACCTGTGGTTTTAGCGGACACATGGAGCATGGGACTTGGAACGGTATTCCTCATGTCTATGCGGTTATAAACGGGAAGAAAATGGACACTACGAGTTGGCAACAAAGACGGAACTGGGATGGAGTATCCGCCGGTTCTCCGCCGAATTACAGGGAATCAAAAGGTGGAGATAAAGTTACTAATGTCACTATTGATATGTCCGGAACAACAATATATGGCATAGATGACTTTGAAGGTAAAATGGAGGAAGTAGCACAGAGAGTGCTTGGTGAAGAGGTGAATACAAGTATTACATTAGGAATCTAATATTCCTAATGATTATTTTTTTATATTATGGTAGAGCAAAGCATTATATTTGATTTTACAAGAGTAGAGAACTTTATGGATGATTATAACATTGAGTTCTTTGTTGCAGATATGGATGGAATCAATAAGAATTATGAATTTGTCATTGCAGATAGTAGTAATGATAATATAGAAGATTGTTTGAATGATGATGGTACATTAAACACTGATGAAGTACATACAGTGAATATTGGTGATGATGGAGAAGTTTCATTAATTTATTCAAAAGGTGTTCGTGGAAGCAGAGTAATTAGTTTAGGTTCATCTGATGTAGTAATGGATGTTGGAGATGAAAATGTTTCTATGAAGGCCATGTTTTTGAGAAGTATTTCAACAGGATATGTACTTGCATATTGTATACTTGCAAGAGCAGTTCCAATCACAGAATCAGTAATATTTCCGGCTTCAGGTTTAGTTTGGACAATAAGAAACGAGGGATAATAAAAAATGGGTACAATAACAAAGTATGCTTCAACATTACAAGCAATGAGAGATGATAGGTTTCAAACAAATGCTTGGAGCAACTTGGAAAATGGTGTAGGCAATACGAATGTTTCAACATCTTCTACATACACAAAAAATTTTGTACCGCAACAATTATATGCCCACGATTTTGGTATATCTCTTCCAGAGGAATGTGAAATCACAAATATCACATTTGAAGTAAAAATCAGAGGCAGTGTCAATAATACTCGTGTTCCAATCGCATTTTTTGATTTGTTAAAAATAAATGGGCATACAGATGTTGATTATGGTGATGCAGTATTTTCTGCACAACCAGAATCAAATATATCTGATTCATGGAATATTATCTCATATGAGATGGATAAAACAAATGCACAGATATTTGAAGCAACAAAACATAAAATAGAAAATGATCGTTTCGGTACCATTCTTAAGTTTGATGAATCAAATCAAACAGGTGGTGTTTCTGTTGAATGGATTCGTGTTATTGTTAAATACGATGAACCCGAATACATTTGTGAGATTAGAGGCCATGTAACTCCAAATGATTGGGAAGCACAATATTTATACAAACACAAACCGTTTGAACAATTCAGTGTTCTTTTTTATGTCCATAATCCAATCACATTTGTATCGAAACCAAAGGATGTTCAAATAGATATCCCGTTAGGATTGAGGATAGATAAGTTTGAAACAAGTCAAGGTGCTACATTTGACCAAAATACTCGTACATTACATCTTGATTGGTCAAAAGCAGGTAGTCCATATGTTAAAATTTATTTCCATGGTACCACATATGGTTTGAAAAAATTCAGTATTATTGGAAATGAAAAAATTGGTTCTGTTTCAAGGTATACATATATAGAGAAAGGTCTATTATCACATAACGATGATGAGAATGTCATTATATCATCTACAGATGTAAGGAAATGTGATTATTCAGACTTTTATGTTGGAATTCGTGCATTAAGTGAAGACGGACTGGCAGGATATAACTTTTATCTGAAAGGTTCTGACCCTGTTGGGTTGAATGAAGATACATTCATTAGTTTCGAATTAGACGAATCACGAACATCTCCAAATGTTTCAGTGAATTATTATCTTGATAGTTATGTGGAATTTAATGTTCCACCGAATGAAGAAGTGGAGATTTATTTCACTGTAAAATTCTTGCCAGATTTTGTCGGAGAAGAACGATTCCTCGTTGAACCAGATGACACCGGACACGATTATTATTATGATTACGAATCATTAGAACCATACACATATGTTATTGATGTAAGATATGACAACAATAAAGATATAGTATTCACAAATTCCCGTATTGTTTCAACGATTAATACTGGTGTTTATGTTTATCCGATCGGAGTTTCTGAATTCGATAATCCTCTGGTGATGGATAAATCAACATTAAGATTGACGAAATTTAATGATTTTGATTATATTGGTTGTGTTCCGTTACAACAAACACATTTCAATCCAAAATCAACATTCAAAGATACACTGTTGAATACAACATATAAGAACAAAACATACATGGGAAAGAAAGGTGTATTGGATGAAACAATTACTTTGAATGTAAGATTGCCACCAAGAGATGTTACTACAATGCAGGGATTAGTCTCTATGGACAAACCTGTTCCTATTAATGCAAATCACTTGTGCTTTGAAGGAGATAGCCTCAACCATCGGGGATGGGTTGAGTTATATGGTATTACAAGCGAAAAAACGAATCCTCACTGGTACAAATGTACATTATCCGTTAAATACATCACACACAATCTAAATACTCGTTTTAGCATAAATAAAGGAAGTAACATTTCAGATTACTTCTTACCAGAGTTAATGGATTCTGTTTGTGACTATGGAGAAGATTTAACAGAGAATTTCTTTATTGAAACAGATGGAGGATATTATTATTCTAAAGACATTCAAGACTTCCATTTGAGGAATACATTCGTTTTAGGGAATAGTGACAAGTTTAAAATACATGAGATGGAAGATCTCAAGTTGAAATCAGAAATCAACTTTAACTGGTACAGTACGAGAAATTACGAGTCACAAGATAACAATATCTCAAGAATAGTGAGATTGGTAAATTCTCAAACAGGAAATACTGTAATGGAATATGAATGGTATGATGTAGACTATTCAAGAACAAATGAATTCACTTGTAGAGTTATTTGCAGAATAAATCATAAAGGCACATTCAAAACAATATTGAACAGAAATCTCGTATTAAATAGAGATATTGAAATCAGTGATGGTGGATATGATGGGAGCAGTATTTTTGGAACAGAATTAATCTTAAAACTCATCGGGGATAAATTAGCAATACAGGACTGCGGTATTTCAGGAAAAGAATTATACATTGAAGATATTTCACTTCAAAACGGAATGTATTATTTCGAAGTTGAATTTGTAAATAATAATATTGATTTTGATGCTCCAAATGTAACTCATTGGGTAGATATTGCAGTTAAAGAGTTAGATGTTACTTCTAACTATAGTAATTACTACAAAAATCTTTTAATAAGTCCATTCCCTGTCCCAGATAAAAAAGTAATCTTTTTGAGGGGATCTGAAGAAGGTACAATATATTATTTGGAAGATGATGGAAATGATTGCACATATATGGTTAATCCGTATTTCCAATATCATTGTGGTGTAGATTTACAAACGAAAGATAAAATATCTTTGTTTAATTTAGATAATAATTATCTAACATTTTATGTCACAAATGGGTTAGTTAAGTTAGGCATCAACAGATACAATGGTAAAATGACTCTTGCAAAATACGATAAGTATTCAAGAACATACATTACTACAACAAGACTTCAATTGACCAAATATGATGATATAAACATCAATTCATTTAGCGATGATAAAATAGAGATACAAGTGTCCGATACAGTTATAACTGTTTGGAGAGGACATCCATATATTCATATTGAGCATCCAAATGAGGATATTTTGCTTTTAGATGAATTAACAAAAGCATATGCAAATGGTGTTGGGAAAGATGTTTCTGATATGCCACAATTGTGGAATATTGCAGACACAACAAATCTATTGCCGATTTGCATTTCATCAAACAGAAAAATTGATGAAAAATGTTTCACTGTAACTGAAAGTGAAGTTCCGGAAATAATCAATGAGGTATTTGTTGAAGTTGTCGAAAATAAAGGAATGGCATCACCATCGTTAATCACTGCAGATTGTCAAGTTGATTGGGATGGAATGAATTTCATCGTTGATGGAAGATTGTACGAAGGAGAACTTCCTGATAGTAGTGATACACTTTCATTCACACATAAATTATGGTATAAATTTGAAAGTGAAGGAACACATACCGTAAGAGCAATCTATTGGAAAGGTTCAAATTATTATTTCTCTGATACAATAAGTGTTGATATCATTGATAACACATATAGAATTACTCCGACTTTCCCAGATACGATGTATTACAAACAACACGATTTCACTTGTACATTGACATATGGTGGACAACCGATTGAAAACGAGACAGTAACATTCTTTGTTAATGGTTATTCATATGCAAAATTGACAGATGAAAATGGTGAAGCAAGATTGAACAATAATCTTCCACCGGGAACATATGGTGTGGTAATGACATATTCTGAAGATGCAAGCATACTTGCGAAGACAGAAAAAGAAACAAAAATATTAAAAGGATATGTTTCAATTGATATGGAATCTTCTGACCATATTCAAGACCCAACTCAACCGAAAAACAGAGTTACAAAAGGTGGGTATATTCTGGTCAATTTCAAAAATTATTTAGATGCCGATCAGGATGATGTTACTGTAGAAGAGACATATGTTACAAATAGGCAAATTGTTATCACTGTAAATGGGATGGATTATATTCGAGTAACAGATAATCAAGGAAATGCTAAATTGAATATAAATCTGAATCAAGGAACATATGATGTGTCTGTTACATTTGCGGGAGATATGGAATATAACGGAAACATTAAGAAGTTTGAATTAGGTGTGGTAGAATAATGACGAAGTTAATAACAATTTTTGATAAAGATTTAAATCAAAGAGTATTTCGATTGTTTTATGAAAATGAGATAATACATAAGATAGATACAAGTATAACAATTTCATCATCAAAATCATCAATCGATGTTGGTGAAAATGTAATTCTTTCAGGTGTTTTAAGTGATGCAGGTGGAAATGTCCTGTCAGGGAAGAATGTTAGGATATTGAAGAATAATGTTCTTGTAGATACAGTGACAACGGATAGTAATGGTGCCTATTCAAAAACAATTTCTGGTTTATCTGCAGGAACTTATCACTTTCATGCATCATTTGCAGGAGACGATACATATGATAATGCATTGTCAAGCACAATCGATGTAAATGTACTGTCTCATGTATATGTAGTTACACTTTTAAGTGATAAACAAAGCATTCTTTCATCTGAAAGTGTCACACTATCAGGTACAGTGACAAGAGATGGTGAAGGGTATGCAGGACAATCAGTTAGGTTGTTTGATGGTGTAACTTTGGTAGACACATTAACTACAGATAGTAGTGGGAACTTCTCAAAAACATTGTCTAACCTTTCTGTTGGAACACATAGCCTCTTTGCACAATTTGATGCATATGAGTCAAGCATAGTTGTAGTTGAAGTGCAAGACCACGATTATGCAATTAATATTTCTGCAGATAATCCAATAATTCAAACGGGAGATACCGCCATCATAACTGCAACATTAACGGATGGTTCTAATCCTGTAGTTGGAGAAACATTGAGTTATTCTCTGACAAACAAAGGAACTGTTGTTGGGTCTGGATCAACAACAACCAATAATAATGGTGAAATATCAATTACATATGTTGGAGCAGGTTTGGGAGATATTGATGTTGAAGTCAGTTACAGTACACTTCTACAAGAAACATACGAACTTGAAGACTGCCATATCTACGATAGTGGTTTAACCGATAAATCCAGTAATTATATTAAATCGACTGGTATGAGTATGACTCATAGCACAGACCATTATATACTCTCAAATACTACTGAAAACAGTTTTGTGAACTTCATTGATGGGTTAGACAATGTATTATTTGAATGTGATTGGTCTGCTCAATCAGATACATATATGAATGGTATATGTTGTTCTGATAGGCAAACAGAACTGTATAATTTCGGAGGATTGATGAGAGGGGATAATTGGAGTATTTCAGTTAAATTTGATAATGGTTCGTATCATAATATGAATGAAGAGTCATCTACTACTGATAAAAACAAATATGAAAAGTTACAGATGAAAATTGAAGGGAATAACATCATACATACTGTTTTTAATGAAAATGGAACAGTAATTTATACTTATTCATATTCAAAGGCTATCAGTAATAAATACTTATCTGCATTCTTCTCTAATGCAAATTCAAGTGCATATGTTAAGAATATAAAAGTCAAGGCTTTATAATGCCTTGATTTTAAAGTCTTTAATTCTCACATAACGATTTGTACCAGTTCCTAATGCAACATACCATTCAGTTAATGTGATATTGTCAGTATAAAGTAGTGTATCATTTTCATAGATTTCTATTTTATCTGAAAATACTTTCACAGTATATTCTGCACCCATAACTGGTGCTTTTAATCTATTTCCATTATAAATCAATCCACCATTTTCTATTGATAAGTAAATCCAGTTATTTCCACTTTTTCCAATGTTGAAAGATAAACCATTACTGGAATTTTCAATTACTTTTAAAGAAAGTGATGTTGGTTTGGATAATGATATACTTGATTGTAATAGCATATTTGTATATGGTGATACATTTCCATACTTCCAACCAGTAGCAGAGAACTCATAAGTGGAGTTTTTAACATTAGATGGTACATCAATGATATTTTCAATACTATTATTGGTACAATCTGAATATGCAATTGTATCTTCGATTACGAATGTTTCTTGTAGAAAGATACGAAACTATAGCAATGGGGTATCAACCACAATCATATTGTCATCTTCCATTACCTCATATGCACCATGAGGTATGTTGAACAAATGAATTATGGGAGTTACTTCTTCTATATTTTTAAAAGTTATCATGATTATATCATATTTGAGAAATTTAAAAACTAAAGAATTCACCAATCCATTTTCCCTTAACTTTTTCATTATTTCGCCCATATGTGCATCAACAAGATTAAACTTTTTCACATATGTTACAGTTATATCCCCATTCGAAGATTTTTCTATGTGAAGACATTCTACTTCTTCACCATTAATAATGTAAGTCATGGTTAAGTATATTTGTACTACTACTATATAAATTTAACGGAGTTGAGTTAAAATAATAAATCATCAAAAAAAAGATAATTTCTGCGATGGATGTTGCTATCGCAGACAATGTGAAAAAGAATTAGAGAAATGTTGTTACCTCGTTAAAGAGGAATGTTTGATTAAGAAAGGAGAATTATTCTAAAAATGAGCAAAATAAATAAAGCAGATAATTTGTATTTGAGAGATATTGATGCAAAACTTGGAGCAGAGAATCAAAAACATAAACCAAGCAATCTCTATTTGAGAGAAATCTTAAAAAGGATTGGTCAAGGCGGAGGTGTAGGTAATTTGGATTTTATCGAATTAGTAATCACATATAGCGATGGAACAACAGAGAATGTGAACTTTGGAATTATTACCGATGGAGAATGAGTTATGGTAGATGTATTTGAGAATGCAGTGAGTATTTCTATTCATGATAAAGATGTCAGATCGATTAAAACTCTTGATGGTACAGTAGTGTGGGAGAAAGAAAGAATTTCTCCATCACTTTTATATTGTAAATTCACATCAAAAAACATTACTTTTGGTAAGTATGGAATCCCTTGGAATGGTAGTCCGTTAGTAATTGATTGGGGAGATGGTACAAGTGATTCTGTTCCATCAATGAACCCATCATCTGTGTCACACGATTATACTGACACATTAGAAGAACATATTGTAATTATTGATGGGAGTATAAATCAAATCAATAAATTTATATTTAATGGTAATGACGGGTTAGTTTTAATCAATATCCCATCAACAGTTTTAGATATTGAATCAGGTTCTTTTTCACAATGTACTTCTTTGATAAAGTATGTTTTGAATTGGGAATCTAATCCAATATCATTTAGTCCTGAAAAATATAATATAAAAGAAAATACTGTTTTTGAAATTCCATACGGAACAACTCAACTTTATGAAAATGCAAATTATCCGGCAGATAAATTAGTTGAAAGGAGCGAATAATGGAATACATAACATTTAAAGAATACACATATTTAATGAATAGAATCGCTTATTGGATAATAGCCAATAACGATTTAAGCCGAATAAAATTCAGAGACATATATGGTTACTTCGGACAAGCCGTAGACAAACAAACACTTATAGAATACATACGGAAAAAAGGAAACAAATTGTATATGGAAGACCATCTTGTAGCGGAATTTGTAGAATGCTTAATTTATGATAATACAGATTTATCATTCTTACCTGCATATGTAAGCGGAAGTGATGGAACTAAATATTATACTAACACCTTTGTGTCATTCGCCAATCGTGTAAGTGCATATGAGGTACTGAAAGGAAAATCACCTGCGATAGTATACATAAAAGATGAAAATAAGACCAGTGCATCTACACCAACTCTTGATTATTTTGAAAGCAAATTCGGTAAGTGCGAATACATTGATGATGCTATGAGTAAAATACAGTCAAGAGGGTATGCTTACTATTATAATAGTGCCTATAATACAAATACTACAATCAATCGTATCTACAATAGGCAAGGTGTAAATTGTACAGACTCTGCACAATTATTCTATCGTTTAGCATATGACATGAATAATAAATATGGTAGAAAATACGAAGTACAATTCGTTCATGTGTTCTGTCAGAGCGGTACTGGTCATATTAGATTAAGATTAAGAAGCAATGGTGGAGATTGGTTCTATAGAGACCCATCTGCTTGTTTAGATGGAAATAGCATCACATACAATTGGTGTAGTAACGGTAGAGTCAATGCATACAATCCATCATGGATTTTTGAGGATTTATATCAATGAAGAGATATACATTAACAACAGATTTAATCAGAAAAAACTTCTCTAATCGAATGGTAACTTTTAGTGTGGAGCATATTCGTGGCGATGATATACTAATGGTTAGACCAATATTGAAATTGTATTCGAGCGGGAAATCATATATTACACAATATGCATCAAATTGGTGGGTTGTAACAAAAGATTATACTCAAAAATATCATACATTTCGTATTAATGAGAACACATTAAATAATACTGCTTATTATCAAATATCATTACTTGTTGATGGATTATCTGCAAGGAATAGGCTTTATTTTAACCATATGCAATTAGCAGAGGGCGGTGAAAGGAAATACCATCAACCAGAAACAGATATTCCGAAATCAGATATTCATTTCACTACAAATTTTTATGCAAATTTGTACACTTCAAGTGAAGAGAATTATCTGCAGGTAATAAGGCCATATTATAATAACATCGATACAGAAACCATCACAAAATCAAAAGTAACTGTTTTAGCACCACATTTGGCAAATGAAGACGATTGTGATAGCCCTGCGAATATTGGGCTTGAATATATGAATTCAACAGATCAAGTTATAGAAATTTTAAGATAAAGTTATGGTAAAAAAGCATATATCAAGGGATTATAGTCACCATAGAAGGACAGTGGTCAGACCAACGAATGAATATCGGAAAGTTGAGATATTCAGTTATGACCATCCTGAAACAATGTATTATTCAAGATACGAGCAGAATGTTTCGGGAAATAACCTTCAGGAAGCCAACTGTCTTTCTTGGCAATGCTATGAATCCGCAAACGGATGGCAAAGATTTCAAGTAGATTGCGAATATATTGTAGATGAGTTTGCAGAATACAGATTGGATGTTATATATCAAAACAAAACCGACCACGATAAAACCGGATTCTTACAATTGTTTAATGCATCAAAAGATAAAATAAAAGATGAAGAATTAATATTTGATGGTGAAACAAATTGTATTAAAAGAATGACTGCATTCTATGAATTAGAGAAAGGCGAATACACATTCAGAATCAGATTGCCTCACAATTGTTATTTCATGGGAGCAATAATCCGTAAAATCAAATATTATAGTGGAGATAATATTGATAGTGCAAAGACAAATTTGATGTTCTTGTCTGATAGTATAAGTAAATCATCATCAGTTAAACCTGCAGAGGTATCATTATCAATTGGATATGATGATGCTTTTGAATGTCCTGACTCCGAAAGCGGATTCTATATGGATTACAGGGATGAAATCAATATTTACACCAAGGATGAGGATGAAGAAATTCTCCAATTGTTCGGCGGATACATCTCATCAATACTTCCTGATTCTGATCGTACGAAATTGACAATTACTTGTGCAGACAGATTAATCGATGGTCAGAATAAATATGTGATGGATTCAATGTATCTCCTTGGCGGTACAAAAGTCGCAGAAGATTACGATCAAGAATTATACCACGATTTCCAATCCTACGGTGAAGCACTGAAATATCTCTGTGATATATGCGAAACAACATTGAAAAATAATATTAATGAGAATTATCTTGTTGGTGGAGAAGCATACGAGACAGGATTGGCTATTACTTTTGGAAAGCAGGGAAATGCAAAGAATGTTCATGCAACGGAGATGACTGTTTCTGAAAATGAAACATTCACTACAATAAGAAACAATCCGAATGCGGACAAATATCAAACCACATATGTGTATGATGTTAAAGATTATGGGATTGACCCTGTCGAAATCACAAATTTCCCAAATTTCTATTTGACTTACGGTCTTGGAGACCCAAAGCAAGAACTTAATGCAGAAGGTTCATCAAATGGAAGTGATTTGGCCGGAGTTTTAGGTAATGGGTCAAAATCTTTCCTTGTTGGTGCAGATTACAATGGATGGGGAAATGAACAGAGAAGAATCAACGATGTTGTCAAAGCACTTCGTGAAAGAGGACATCAAGCAGAATCTGTTGGTGTTGACCCATCTGCAGTAACATCTGTTGGTCTGACAAGTAGAGCGAAAGGGAAAATCGGTGTTTTCATTGTAGGTGGTCAGGACGGTGGTGTATTTTATGATTTTGCAAGTTCATGGTATAATTACGATTACATGATTCAAATATATGCATCTGACACTGCAACCACCGACAAATGGATCACCTGTAATGGATTAAAGAATACAAAGTGTTATATTGACCCAAGACAGGGATATTCTTCTTCTGTGTACCAATCAGGAGTTCAGAACTATACTCCATACGAATGGTGTAAAAAACACAAAGATAAGACTGCTTATGCTTGCGGAAAACTCGGATGTAGTTGGGAAGATGTAATATCTAATTTCTTGAAAGTCATTGGTGGCGGTGGTTCAAAAGAAACATCAACTCCGGAGTCAGTATTTCAGGAAATTACAAATGAGGCATTCAAATATCAATACAGACTTGGAGCAGGTTCATCTTCTTGGTCATCAATGAAATCTTGCGGTTATGGTGATTGTTGGGCATTCTCCGAATTTATTTTCACGAGATTAAAAGAACGGGGAGTCTCATGTAAAATTGTACAATATGCTACAAGTGAGGCAAGTAATCACCGTACCGTATTGTATAAAGATTCTGACGGTAACTGGCAAGATTTCCCATATCGACAATATGGTTGGGGTTCAAGATATGGAAATATGCTTAACAATACTTCAAATTCAAAAAGTGGTTCAACTATATCTTCATTTGAAGGCAGTGGTATTGATGATGCAGGATTGGGAAGCACTGAAGCAAAGAAAATGACTGTTGGGTATGATAAAGATAAACCAACCCAATTTTATATAGACTTTGTATTCAGTACGGACAAAGTCAATACTCACGATTATACTTTAAATGTGACCGCAACTGCAACTTATCAGGATACAATCGGCAGACTACCTACATATTGGATTAACAATGTTGTAAAACAATCCACTATCGAAGTCAAGGACAAAATGGCGGATATTGTCGGAGATGATGATATGGAATTGAAATATTATATTCATGCCATCAAAATAAAGGCACCGTTGAATTCAGAACCATGGTACAAATCAGATGAGAATAATGTTGATGAATCATCCTGCAAAATGGATTTGTACGGTATGGGATTCAATAATGGAACTGTTATTAATCCTACAGACCTATCCTCATGCGGAAAATCAATTATATCACAAATGGAATCTCTTGTGAAAGAAAGCGGATATTCTGTTGATATTGAATATGCCCAACATAGAAAAGATGACATAATCAATTTTAGAGTCGATAATAAAACAGAGCCATCATTTGAAGCAGTAGAAGGAAATGATAATAATATTTTATCGTGGAGCAGTATAAATTATACTCCCGTCTCTAATTTATTCAACACTTCTGTATATGTCTATAAAAAGAATACAGAGAAAGGACAATATTACAGATTTGTAAATACTAAAGATAGTAATAGTGTTTTAAGATATGGAGAACAGATAACTCTTCAAACATCATCTGATGTCTTAACTGATAGAGAGGCATATTATAATGCGAGAAAGAAATCGGATAAATTTAATCCTGTAGAAACTTTCTCATATACAATCACTGTTCCATATAGTCCGAATATCCAAATAGGAGATTTGGTGAAGGTTGTTGCAGATGCAAAGAAACTCAATACATTAAAACGGGTCGAATCGGTCAAACATACATATGATATATCAAAGATTCCAAAATGTCAGACTACAATTGGCCTTGGAGAACTTGACCCTGATGCTCGTTTGAAGAAAACTTTGCGAGAAATCAGAGAAGCAACGAAAAAAGAGAATACATTATTTAGTACAAGTGCAGAACCAGTAAATGATAAAAACTTGTATCAATGGGAGTATTAGTATGAATAAAGGTTCTTATCAATTAAGAAGAGATGTTGATAGATTACAAGTCAAATTTTCAGATATCTCTGCCAATATGATTGGATATGAAGATCTTATTAAATACACTGAAGAATACAAACGAACCTCTGATAGTGCATATACATTGTTCAGAGGAGATTGTTGGACAATAAATAATAATTTTGAGTCCAGTGCATCTGTTACAAGTCAAACACATAATGATTTGACAGTTACAGGTACATTTAGAACAGAAAATGATATGGTGGGGTTATATTGGAACTCTGATGACCCAATAACTCATCCATATATTTCGTATGGTTCTCGTACAGATTATTCAAATGTTATTCTTCAATTCGATTATTCCATGTCCGGTTGTATGGATTTCACGAATAATACAATCAGTATTACAATCAGGACAAAATTGGGCGAAACATTCTATTTGAGGATGAACAGGTTTATAGATAACGGTCATTTTTATTTAGACTTTAATAATATGTCCATACTTGCAGGTGACCAGTATATTGATAGATATGGTCAAACAATCACTGTAGATACAGAAACACCTGTAAGTCCACGAGACATTGATTCAATTATGTTTGTTATTGTACCGACTAATTATGTGGAAAACAACACACAATACACAATCATGGAGAATGCCCAATTCTCATGCACAATATCAAACATTAATGTTTTTAACGGATATATCTGTAATGAGCATATAGATTTAGCACCACATAAATATAGGCTTTGTGAGGGTTATGATGACTTCTATGATTTAAATCCAAAACGAGTTGTCAGGGAAATGAGAAAACTTGGTTATGTGGAATGGTTGGATTTATATGTTGGTGCATCTCATTTTTATGAAAAATCAGGAACTCCGGGAGATGTGATTACAGATTTAGGATTCAATCATAACCGTACAGAAAAAATGGTATTATCTCAATCAACATATTTGAACAATGCTTTCATTGCATGGTTGGATTGTTATTCAAGGGAATTAAAGGCTAATGGAACTAACAATCTAATCATTAGTGTGTCTATGGAGAATTTACAATGTCCTGCTCCATGGAGACAGAAA